TCCTTCACGTTGGAAATCGCACCGTTCATGGTGGCGGCCTGCCGCTCCATGCCGCCTGCGAAGTTGGTCTCTCCAAGGTTCTTCAGGTAGCCGACGATGGCGTCCGAATCTCGGGCCACCTCCGTGGCCACCTTCTTGTACAGGAACGTGACCTTGTCGCCTTCGACTTTGGCCACGATGCCGAACGCCTTCAACATCTCCATCTCGCCAGTGGTGGCGCCGATCACCGCCTGCGCGTACTCGGTGATGTCCTTCCCCATGGCGGCCGCGGTGTCACCGAAAGAAGTCAGCACGCTTTCCGTGGGCTCGATCCCCACTGCTTTGAGGCGGATGAACGCGGAGACGAGATTCTCCACCTCGAACGGCGTCCGGGCGGCAAACTGCGTCAGCCGGCCGAACACCTCGGTTGCGGCACCGGCCGACCCCACGACCGTTTCCAGCCGGGCGCGAAGTGTCTCGTATCGGCCAGCAATCTCAGCGATTCCGAACAGCGCCTCTTTCAGCCCGAGCGCGGCGGCGAGAGCCAGCGCACCGGCCGCGAGACGACCGAGCGAGCCGGAGGCTTCGCCTGCCTCATCCCCTACGTTGTCCAGCCCTGCCGCGGTCTCCCGCAGCTCCCTCTGGTATCGGTCCTGCTCCTCGATCAAACGGGCGAGCTGACGCCCTTCGGCGCTCATGACGTCCACGTGAAACCGGGCGGCCTCCGCGGCCACCCGTTCGGCGCTGGCCAGGGATCGGACTGACATCTCCCCGCGCTTCACCTTGTCCAGGATCGTGGCCAGGCCGGCATTCTGCCGGCTCATCTGCTCGGTGGTGCCCTTGAAGCTCTGGGCGAGTTTCTTCTCCTCCTCCGACAGGACCTTGACCTTGCCGCCAGCCTTCTCCACGGCGGCGCCAACGGCCTTCGCGACCGCCTCGGCGTCCTTGCCGTCGATTTCGAGAATGAGCTTGGCCATGGGCTATTGACAACCGCAATGCGTTGATGTATAGTCAGGAGCATCAAAGGAGATTGAACGATGACCACAGCCAATACCACTGCCGTCGCCACGGGAACCCTCGTTGCCTATATCACCCTCGACTCCGCCCGCGAGATGCGCCGCCCGCAGGAGTCCGCCGCTGCATACGAGACGATCCTGGTGCCTGCTGGCACCTACCCGGTCGAGATCCGCCGCAGTGCCAGCGGATGGCCATACCTCGCGTCCTGCTTTCGAGGGACGATTACAGCGAGCGGATACGGTTCCAGGGTCTACACCGACCGGATCGGCCAGGAGGTCGGTCTCACGCTCCAGCCGTATCGGTACCAGCTCCGGGCAGGCGCCTTCGCGGGAGGGTCGGTTGAGATCGTGAACGCTGAAGCGCTGGACGCCTACAGAGGCGGCGCCTGACCAGTCGAGACCGGCCTCGGTCGATGGGACCGGGGCCTCATTCCGCGGCAGATCTCCGCCCGCGCCGAAGAATCCCGGCGACCTCATGCCAGAGCGCCCGGACCCACAGCATTTCCCCGTACTCGTCCACGCCATTGGCGCGGCAGATGTAGTCCATGGATTCCCGGTCAAGCTGGCCGGACATCCCCTCTCGGCGGATTTCGAAGTACTCGCGCCAGATCCACTCGGCGAGGATGGACAGCGGCTCAGGCTCGCGGCACAGGATGCAAGAAGCGATGGCCGAGGCATCTTCATGATCTCGGCCGCGACATACAGGGCACGGCTCAGCAGGCTCGCCGTGGCGTTCGTGTTGGCAGCCCTTGCATCGGAGAGCGGCAAGGCCATGCAGTGCTCGTTCTGAAGCAAATGCCGCCTCCCTTTGTTCGTCCGTTGCGGGCTTGCCGTCTACCTTCTCCGGCGCCAGGGACTCGAAGGACGCCTGCCATTCAGCCCTGGCGACTATTCCCCCCGGACGTCCTCCCGGGCTTTGCGAGCCGCTCCGGACAGGTGGCTCCACCGCGCGGTGATGAAGTCCCGGAACCTGCCGGAAAGTAGATAAAGTTCGATGAACTTCTCGCGGCTCCACGGCCATTCCGCTGCGTCTGGAACCCCCTCGGTGAACTGCCATCCCTTCACCCCGTGGCCATCGAAATATGCCTCGGCGGAGACGCGCATCTGGCCTCGAAGCGGGATGTCATCTTTCCCGCCGAGCCCGTGCGTTTTGCGGTAGCGCTTTTCGGCCACTCCGTACTGTGTGGACACGGCGAGGGACCCGGTCACATGGACCGACATCCCAGGCATATCCGGGAAGGGAAGGAAGTCGCCCTCCAAGTCCGTCGCCTCCTGCATCAGCAGGTCTTTCATGGAGGTGAACGTGCTGGCGGCCGGGGCCGGTCCGGCGTCGCTGTCCAGCGTCGCCCGCAGGCGAGTCAGCAGCTCTTCGCTGCCTTCAACTTCGATGATCGGCATATGGTTCTATCTCCGTGCGAAAAGTTAGGCAGCCGGCACGCTGAATCGCGCGACCTGATATCCGAATCCAGACGACTTGTAAAACGAGGTATTGTCCTTCGCAGGGTCGTGAACCGAGAAGGTCACCGGCACGTTGCGGACGTCGTTCACCCCGCCGAAGTTTTCCTCACCCGTGTCCGGACGGCAGGCCGGGATGCTGTAAAGCTCCCGGTTCCCCTGCGCGTCAAAGACCTCCCAGGCGATGGACATGGTCTTGTGACTGTGGATCTGGCTGGACACAGCCGCCCGCGCCGCATCGTCGAAGCGCAGCGTTGCCTGGACCTGGGTCCCGGCGAAGTTGCCGAGGTCGATGGCGGCCGGCCCGGAGCTGCTGATTCCGTAGTAGGGGCCGAGGTTCCGCTGAACGGTCAGCGTCAACTCGCTGATCACGCAGGTGGTGACCGCGGTCAGCCCCGCCGAGGTGGTCTCCGCCAGCCAGATCTTGCCCACGCCGTTGGCCCCGCACTTCATCGCGTTGCTGGTGGGGGCCGCGGTATTGGAGCCGGTACCGATCGTGGCGGCGGCGGGCACCGGAGCCTTGCCCATGCCGGTCCATGTCTCGGTAGCGAACGAGCCTTGCGTCCACTTCACCGCGACGGTGCCCCACCGGATACCGGTGGCGGACTTGAACTTGTTCGTGGTGCTGCCTGCATCCGTGGCGGCCCACTCGCCGGAGTAGCTCTTTGCCGCGGTACCGTCGATCAGCCGGCGCGTCTTAATCGTGACGCTGGAGCCGGCGCTGAAGTTGGATAGCTGGCCAGCCGGAAACGTGACCGAGCCGGCCCCCGCCGAGGTGATAGGGCCGTACCACCCGGCAACGTTCGGGGAGATGCCGGCGCCCGAGATGTACACGAAGTCGCCATTGTCCAGCGATCCGAGGCCAGAGGCAGCCTGCGAAAGCACGTTCGTTGCGACGCTGATGTCGGTGCCGGTGATCGACACGAGAGAGCCTTCATCGTTGCCGAGCAGCCCCTCCCACTGCGTGTCGGTATTCCCGAACTGGCGCAGAGTCTCGAACCCGATGCCGCCTCCTTCCTGGAGCACCTCGGAGGGATAGGTCCGGTTGTCCTGGGTGTAGAACCCCGGCACCTGTACCTGCCGGTCGCGGGAGAACGCCTGCGTGAGCCCGGTCACATTGACGAGCTGGAGCGCCGACGCCGGGGTAGTCCCGAACGCGACCTCCTCGACGAAACCCAGATACGTATTGGTCGCGAGAGACATGGATTAGACCTCCTCCTTCTTCGGCGGCGTGGCTTTCTTCTTCGGAGCGAGATCAGCTGCGGCGGCGTCCTCGCGGGTCTTGAACTTCTTCTCGGCGACCTCGGTATCCCACCGCCGCAGATCGTTTATAGTGCATGTACGGGTCTCGCCGTTCACGGTAATCCGGCTCATTCTCTGGCTCCTCGTCACGCCGGGCGGCGGAGGTTGGTGGTGAATGACAGGTTCAAAACGATCATGTTCCAGTTGCTGTCCGGGTCGTTGACCTGGGTCTGCTCGCAGGTCTCAAACTCGATGCCGTCGATTGCTTCCCCGCGGAAGAGATCGGCAATGGTCGTTGCGGCGGCCGGCGTCACCTCATCTGGTCCGGTCGTCAGGCCGGGCGCGCCGAACACCTGTATGGCGAGCTGACCTCTCCCGATGCTGATGTGCCACCCGCCGCCGTACATCACCGCCTGCTCGCGGTAGATGTGGCTCGGCCGAATCCAGAGAGACGCCTCCGGGTCTGCCGGGTCGAGTGCGGGCGGGGTGAACGTCGGACCGCCGTACCCGTCCCATGCGATGTTGGGCGTAGGGCTCCCGGTCGTCAGGTGATCGGCAATCGCCGTCTGCACTTCAAGGGCTCCCCACGTCAGCCCGATGCTCACCAGAGCACCACGCTTTCGGCGAATCGCGGGTCCGACTGCTTGAGTACCAGTTGATCCGCGGCTTCGAGGGCCGCCTGCCAGAACGGCTGAGCCGCCATCTTCGACGTGCCGCGGTTCACGTAGTCCGAATACGGCGCGGCGGCGATGATTCCGCAGGGCGTTCCCTTTTCGCGCGCATTCAGCCGGGCAATCGACTGCATTAGCTGGGCGCCCGAGAGGTACGTGCCCTTCGCCTGATCGACGACGGAAGCATCGAACGATTCATCGGGGGTGCCGACCCACACCCGGATGTGAGCCTTCATGGCACCGGTGCGAACGGCGGCCAGCCGGCTCGCGGTCTGAAGCGCTTCAATCGCCACCTTCGTGCCGAATCGCTTGATGTCCTCGGCGATCTCCTTGTCCGCCCATGCCTTCAGGTCGGCAATGAATGCGGTGCTGCTGGCGCTCACCGGCCACTCCCTTGCGCCATCTGGCGGGCTAAGGCGAGCGCTTCCTCGCACGTTGCTCCGTCGCTGACGATCCGGGCGAAATCGCCGCGGGCACGCAGCTCGTCCTCGAACGGCGCGAACGGATGCAAGACGTTGTGCGTCACCCGCTCCAACGCCCGCAGAACTTCCCTGGTGCGCCGGTCCTCGCCAGACGGTTCAATCCGTAGGTAGGTGAGGGTGGTCACGACGCCTTTGCCCTCATGACGTACGAGGTGATCTGGTCGTTGGCGCGCCGCGGTCGAGTGCCAGGGATGAGCCTGTACTGCCGGTCCAGCGTCAGGATGTCGCCCGGCTTCGGCGCGGCTGACAGATTCGGATCATCCGCCGCGACTACGCACTCCAGCACGGTCTCGGTCACGCGGCTGTCGCCGACCGTGGCTTGCACTTCGCGCATGGGCGTGACTCGCACGCCAGTGTCCACGGTCGACCCCGGAAGGTGCGCCAACGTGGCATCCGATCCGAAGTGCTCTAGCCGGCGATCCACCGATGCCTTTGCGCGGGAGGCGAAGCTCATCTGTGCGCCTCCACGCCATACAGCGCCGGGAGCCGCTGGAGCGCCGCGGCATTGGTCACGTTGTAGGCGAGCGAGGTGCCGTCGCCGCTCTCGGCGGCGAGAGAAGACGACCGCTCGTTCTCGCCGTCATAGAAGAACTTGGTGAGGGTGAGCGCGTCCTGCTCAAGCAGGGACGGCAGCACCTCGCACGCGCGGGCGGTCCAGGTCACGGTCCCGTCCGTCACGGTCGAGCCCTCGGCCGGCAGAGCAGGAGCGGAGGCGCCGCTCGTCCCCGCCGTAGTGCATTCGAGGAACAGATCGCCGTGAACGTAGGCCGAGAGCGTGACCACCTTGCCCACCGTGTAGGCCGTAGCGGCGGCCCAGGTCGTCGCCTCGCCCGGCATCAGCCATCCGGTGTACATGGTGACCACGTACCCGAGGCGCTTCTCCAGGGAGGGCTCGGCGACGATCGAGCCGTCAAGAACCCGGTCGCATTCGAACCCGTATTCGCGGTAGAGCTGGTCGCGGTGATCGCCGATGATCTCGACGTTGCCCACGTCGGAATCGTCCCGCGTGATGCTGACCAGCGTCTCGATGGGATGCCTGCTAGGACGCATGGTCAGCCGACCGTTGCCGGCCAGGGTTTCGCGAATCTTCTCCCGCCACGGGGCGTACCCGAGCAGAGCATCGGACGCGAGAAGATCCGACGCCGCCCGGATGTGCCGGGCGAGCGTGGCGTCCTCTGCGGACCCGCTGATACTCAGGTGCGTTTTCACCGTGGCAAGCTCCACCATGTTGCGGTTACGCGCCGCCTGAAGGACAACGACCTTTCGGCGGCGCATACCGTTCTTCAGCCCCTCTTGTCGTGGCGGTTGTCACCGCGGACCATCCGGTCGACCCGCGGCGCAGGCTTCTCATCGAATGCCGGCTCCAGGCTCAGTTCGGCTGCGGCCGGAGCGACAGGCGCGGCGACAGGGACGTATACCGCCACCGGACCGCGGCGCATCCCCTCCCACTGCCCCCCCTCGACCAGCACCTTGGCGACGTCGGCCGTGAAAGATGCGGTCTCTCCGGCCCCGTACCTTCCGCACCACTGTGTGAACTGCACCGACACGAGCGGCTTTGGCTGAGAGGGCGCAACAGGCTCCGCCGCCGCAGACATTGGGGTACCCGTGAAGACGCAGGCCACTGGCCTCCCCTCCTCCCCTTCCCTGCGAACGCGGCGCTTGCCGAGGATCTGCTTCGCGACCTGCGGCCCAAAAGACGCGGTCTCCCCGGCCTGATAGATGCCGTCGTTCTGGAGAAACTCCAGGATCACGAGGCCGGTCTCCTCAGGCATCAGACGGTCTCCTTAGGAAGAACGATCGTCGCGCCCCACGTGCAGACGTCGGTCGCACCGGCCGAGAGGTTGGGCGTGAGCTGCGCCTGGATGTACGCGCGGGCTCCGGCGAGGTCGGTCTCCAGGCACCGGTACACGCCGGTAACCGTGCTGCCTCCGGAGCCGCCGGTAGCCACGACGGTGGCAGAGAGCGCGGTCCCGAAGTCGGCCGCACCCGTCCCGCCACTGGACGTGGCATCCTGAAGGTTGCCGGAGAAGCTGAGCGTGGCACCCTCTGCCAGGGTGGCGGTGAAGGCGATGCTCACGTAGCAGCTCTGGCTCCCGGTCCGGTCGCCGAATCCGCCGCTGACCTCGGTCGCATCGCCAGCGCCGGCGGCAAGAGCGCGGCCGGCGCCCCCGTACAGCTCGGTGAGGAAGTTTCCAACGCTGTGCTCGAATGCAAACATGCTCGTCTCTCCTTGTGCGGGCCGCGGATTAGGCGCCCCAGGTCAGGCCGGTGGTGATGTGGTGCGCGTTGGCGTACCGGACATTGATGTCCGTCTCGACCACCAGTCGGACGGCCTGCGTGTCACGCTGCATGAGCGAACGGGTCGATCCGCCGCTGACGAAGGAGCCTTCCTTGAAGTACTCGACCCGGATGCCACCGTCAGCGATGGTGCCGACCAGCAAATGCTCCATGTCGAGCATGTACAGCTCGCTCTCGGTGCCGCCGCCGAGGTTGGTGGGAACGTTGTTCGTGGACTTGAACGGCATCCCGAGCAGAGTCCCGCCCTTCATTTCCTCCATCCAGAAGGGACGGTTGAACCCGTCCAGCGCGCCGAGCTTGAGCCACAACTCAGTGCGGGGATTCCAGATGAGGGAGAGCCGCGACATCGGCGCATTGTTGGTCGAAAGCTTGGTCAGGGCGTTGCGGAAATCGGTGAAGCTGGTCGTCAGCGTCGGAGTCGCCGTCATGGCCGTGGTCAGGCCGGCCCACCAGCGGGCACCCTTCGGGGTGTGATCCGTGCCAGCTCCCCGCAGATACGCCGTGTCGAGACCGATTCCGACTTCGCGAGTAGCCTCCCCTTCCACGAACTTCGCGATGGCCGGCCCGACCGTGGTGCCGAGCATGCTATTGGTGATTTCCACCAGGGCCATGCCCTTCTTGGCGTTCAGCTTGCGCATGCCGGTGGACGGCGTCGAGTCGATCTCGTCCGCGTTCACCTCGCCAACCCACGAGAAGGACGGGCGGCCCGTGAAGCCGGGAACCTCCATCGAGCGGTTCGGCATGGGGAGGTTGACCGGGTTGAGCGCCAGCACGGCGGTCGTAGGCTTAAGTGCCTCGAACCACTGAGACAGCGCGTCCCCGCGGACGAGCACGCCGCCCTCGGAAGCCTCGGACAGGTTGATCGTCTTGGAGACGTTCGGGCCGAGGATCTTGGTGGCGGTCTCGATGGCCGCGCTCCGGTTGTCCTTGTGGAGGGCGACAGCGGCGACAGCCACGCCGATGGGCGAGCGCTTCTCCGTGACTTCCTCCCAGGCGTTGACGGCGGTCTTCGCGCGGAGCATGCCGTCGAGCTTCGCCTCCAGGGCGGCCTCGCGGCCGGCGTAGCTCTTCTCGATGGCATGCTCGACGGCGTCCTCCAGGGAGCCGCCCATGGCCTCGCGAACGGCCTTGATGGCCTCGTCTTTGAACTTCTCGGTTTCGGTGGTCGTGGACATGGTCTCTGGCTCCTCAGCCGGGCAGCCGCCCGGTGTGGTGGTAGACGTACCGTTCGGCGGCCTTCTGAGCCTCCTCGGTCGCGATGGACTGGAAATCAGCAGCGGTCAGGAAGTCGAAGATAGACGGCGGCGCCGCCTTTTGTACGGGCACGGTTTCCGGCTCTGGGGCAGGAGCGGCGGTCGCCTTTTCCGCGGTCAGCTCCTCGCGGATGATCCGGCGAATGTCCTCGGTGGTCAGGCTGGCAGCGGGAGCCGGGGCCGTTTCCGGTTCGACCGACTTCTCCGCTCCCTGTTCGGGCGCCGGCTCCGCGGCCGCGGGCTCCGCCGCCTTGGTGGCCAGGGCGGACGAGAACTGCACCAGCTCCAGCCCACGGCCGTAACCGAGGTGCTTGGCCAACGCGTCGGCCTGATCCGGCATCAGGATCAGCGGCCGCGACTCGTCGAGCACGCCTGCCGTCTTCGCCTCTTCGATCAGGCGGAAGCCCCAATCCAGGAGCGGACCGAGATCGATCCCGGCGGAGGCGGCGTTCTTCGCGAGAGCGAGCGGCTGGTCAGGGACGCTGACTTTGGAGATCTCGTAGAGATCCAACTCTAGGATGTCGATCCCGCGGCGCTGCTCGTTCAGGTTGTACTTGAGCATCCGCCCGCCGAGGGAACAGGCGCGCATGAACTTCTCGGCGGTGAGCCGGAAGACAGTCTCGCAGAGCCGGCCGTGCTCGGTGTCGGAATCTCCGTAGAACTCGGCTACGGAGTACGCCTTTCCGCCCTTGACGCCATGTTCCACTGAGCGGCCGATTGGCATGCCGTACGTGTTGTGCGCGAGCAGCCATACCGGATTGGTGTCGTAGTTGTCGAACTTGATCCCGGTCTGCTCGATGACGTCGCGGGACCGGTCGGGAGTCTTTGCGGAGAAGGTGTGATGGATACGCCGATTGGACCGGTCGACCTCGCCGACCTCGCCCAACTGTGGCGCGCAGACGATCAACCCATCCGGCGAGACTCCCTTCGCCAGCTCGTCGCTGACTTGGCCCAACCACACCCGCTGCCCTTCCTGGCGAACGTGTAGATCTGTCACGATGCCGAGAGCATGCGCGGCATCTTCCGTGGAACCTAGCGTTTTGATACACTGTTGCAGTAGCTCAAAAATTCAACCGGGTACCAGGAGGAACCGCGCCATGGTCGAGCCACTCAGGGCTCGGAATAGCAGGCTTGCAGACCGAGGGGCGTTTGCTGACTATCTCCGCGCGTTGCGCGGCGAGCAGTCACAGCGGGAGGTTGCGTTCCGGGCGGGGAAGGCGATGTCGTGGTACCGAATCATCGAGAACGGCGGCAGGACCTACCTGACCACGGCCGAGGTGAAGCTCCTGGCCCAGGCGCTGGGCGCTGACGTGCGGGAGGTCTTCTCCGAAGCTCAGAAGGCGGGGTACTGATGACGATGCGCGTGTGGCTGATCGCGTGCGGGATCTGCCTGCTGGCCTTGCGGGTATTGGGTATCACCGGTGATGATCAGGCCCTGTGGGCGATCGCCTGCGGCGTGCTGGCTCAGGCGTGCCCAGCGCAAAAGCGCCGAGACAATGTCTAGCCATCAGACTTTCGCGTGACCGAAAACGCCCGCCGCCAGGGTCCACTCCGATCCTGAGCAGGGCCGGGTCTCCCCGGAGGTGGACCGCTTCTTTTCTCCTGCCGGATTTGACAGGTGAGCGGTGCTCAGGATCGGACCTGACGACGGGGCGCGATATCAGGGTAGCATGGCTTCAACGGCGGGCGGCAAGGATCGTCGCAGCGCCGATACCGAGAAGGAGGTCCCAGAGTGGACGCAAAACTCGCCGGTGACGATCCTGTGAAGCTCCGGCTGTACCAGTTGCCGCAGGCTGTCGGCTGGCTCGGGTACTTGGAAGGCAAAGGAGGCGTCGAGGCATGGGTTACTCTCGACGGAATCTGCGTGCCTAACAAGCACGGCATCGAGACCCCGCTGGTAGGAGGCGTACGGTCTCCCTCGCGGCGGCGTGCCGCTCTCGGTGGACCTGGGTAACGGAGACATCGCCGTTTGCACCGGGCGCGCGCTCGACGCAGAGGGGCCGGACAACGAGCTGTTGCTGGTACGTGGCGAGCCGGGAGAGATCGGGCGCGACAGCGGTATGACCGGCATGCGGTCTGATCAGCTCCCGACGCTCGCGCGTCTGCGGTTCCACAACCCGGAATCACTCGGCGTGGTCATCGACAAACTGTGCCGGCTCCGCGATGGGATGGTATTCAACTCGATGCCGCAGCCGCTTCCGCCGGAGTAATCGGCCGCAGAGACCCACCCCGGGCCGGCGCCACGAAGGCAGGAACCGATGGCGCCGGCTCATCCTTCCGCACCAACTTGCTCGCGCAACGGCAACCGGTCGCGTGTCCTTCGGCCCGCGTCTTCCCGTTGGGGTAGGTGCCACCGATGGGCTTCCGGCTTCCGTGGGCGCCGTAGCAGATCTTGCAGACCTTCCCGTCGCCCACGATGGCCACCCATTCCTCCTCGTAGACCTCCGGGTCTATCAGTCCGTTCGCCACGGATTCCTCGATCATGCCGGATTCTGCCTCCCGCGCGGCACGGTGCATCTCCGTGCTGGCGATGTTCTGCGCTCGGCGAGTGCGCAGCCTCTCGGCGTATTCCTTCGCGTATCGGGCGGCGCTCTCGGGAGTGGCCCCGGCTTCCAGTAGCTCGGATTGATACCGTGCCACCGCCCGCGCCCATCCCTCGGTGAGGTCGATATTCTGCCGCAGGAGGTTTACCGTCCGGGCCGGCCCGATCGTCGCCGACTCTGCCAGGATGGCACGGATGGCTCCTTTTGCCTCCGCGGTGACGCCGCGCACGAACTCGGCTCCGTGCTGCTTCAGCCACTTCTCCCCGCGCTTCTGCATGAAGCTGGCTTCCACGGGGGCTTTGAGCTGCGCCTTCAGGCGGTCGGCCACCTGCTCGGCAGTGGAGAAGACAGCGCGGCGGGACAGGTCGGCAAAGGCCATCGGCCGGCCGGCCGCCTTCGGATTGGTTAACACCTCGCCGAGCTGGCTCAGCTTGAAAAGCTTGTCCAGGGCTGCGGCATCCTCTGCCTCTACTGCAGCCAGTAGGGCGGATGCGGACGGGGCTCGGCGGAGCTTGTCGAATGCGGCCAGCCACGCGGACCGGGCGTCACCTTCGAGCCTACGGAGTTGGGCGAGAAATCGGGACCTGTAGGCGGCCTCCGATGTCGTGGCGGCCCGCTTCTGGATGAGATCGGGAAGGATTCCAAGCAGGCCGGCTTTCCACCGGCCGGGGCGGCTCATCGCCGCCTCTGCCCTGCTTCCTTGGTGCCGTTGCGGGCCGGACCAAGAGTCAGGGCCAGGGCCTTGCAAGGGCTCCATTTTACCACGGTCGGGGCGATTTCCTGCCGGCGGACGATCATTGATCTACGGGCAGTAGATGAGAGAGATGCGAGTGGCAGGCGTGCTCAAAAGCGCGGTGCCGAGACTCCACCCCTTACCCGGCTTGCGCTCCCAGACGATCCCGCCCGGCGAGATAAACCACCAGACCTTCCGGTACGAGTTCCAGTAGACGCGGCTGTCGCCGGGTAGTCGCCGCGGCCCAGCGCTCATTCGTCCTCCCCCTCGTCCACCGGGGGCGCCGGGATCGGGCGAGGCATCGGCGGGTACCCTTTCCCGTAGCCGAGCACGCGGCGGCAGTCACGGCAGACCTGAGCAGCGCGCGTCTTTGCATCGTCCAATCCGGACAGCGTCACCGGCACAGGCCGATGGTAGCCAATGAAGCAGCGCAAACTCATGCGTCCTCCGGTTCGTCTACCGGTAACGGCTCCGGCACCCCGGCCCGCAGATCGGTCAGCGTCACCCCCAGCGGCAACGCGTGGAGTCCTTCGAGGTGATCCATCGGCGCGTGCCCGGCCCGCTTCCGCAGCTCGTTTGCCTCGAAGGCCCACGGATTGTCCTTGATGACCGCGTCCTGCCGTTCCACGTCCACGATCTCGGGCAGCTCGTAGGTCAGGATAAGCCGGTCCTCGCCGCCAAACTCGGCCGGCCGGCCGCGGTACGGCTCCAGGTATCGCGCCTGGATGTGCCGCTGACGCGCCTCGCAGCTTGGCACGGTCGAGTTGTCCCGGAGGAACTCGGCCGCCATTACAGAGGACGCTCGGTTCGAATTCTCCTGGATGCCGACTGCGGACGGCGGGACGCGGCAGACAGTCAATATCACGTCCCTTTCCGCATGGGTGAGCTGGACAACCTGATTGTCCGTCGCTGACCGGCCAAGGTCGTGGATGGTGAGCTTCTGGTTGGGATCGGCCGGGATGTTCAGGAAATAGGCCAGCCCGGCGTTGTAGCTCCCCTGGAGCGTGTCCCGGAAATCGTCGCTGATCTCGCCCTTCTTCCGCTCGCCGAACGTGCCCGCGATGAACAGGTCGGGTCTCATCCGGTTGCGGAACGTGGCCAGCATGGTGGCCATGGCCTCCTCGTAGACCGCCGCGTCATGATCGAGCGCGCCGATGACGCCAGCCCCGCGGCCGTACGGGTTCAGCGGGTCAGCGACCTTCCGGAAGTCGAGATCCTCCAGCGGCACCGGCTCGGCGAGATTGGCAATCCGCCAGTGCCCACCCGCGAAGCTTGGCGGCGTGATCCAGTGCGCCGGGATCGGGAGCCGCAGGACCGGGATGCGTGTCACGGGATCGCGGACGATGACGTGCACAGCCTCGCCGCTCAGGTCCAGGGACATCTGCTCCAGGCACGAGGCGCTCCACCCGTCAAACTGGCCGGGGACGCCCTGCCGCAGCATGGTGAGGAGCGGATGCGGTCCGTAGACCTCCTCCACGTTGATCAGCTCGCCCTGTTCCTGCATGGCCTTCATCAGCGGCAGGCGGCGCTCGGGTGCCGCGCACATGGCCTTGCTCTTGATCGCCAGCGCCTTGGACCTGCGGCGGGATGCTGGCGCCATGAGCGACCATGTCGCGCTCGCCTGCCGCGCGGCCCGCACGTCCAGCGCCAGCCTCACCCATGGCGACGTGGAGAAGAGCCGGAGGATATCTTCCCGGCTCGCGTTCGTCTGCCCCTGCCCGGAGCTGCCAAGGCGTACCAGCGACGGCCCGCGCCCGAAGCTCCCGAGGGTGTCGATGCGCGGCTCGGTGATGGAACGCGAGATGGCGGCGTGGATGCTCATGCGTCGCTCCTTGGTGCGCGCCGGCCGACGAAGTTCCGGCGCGATGCTATCCCTACCATCTCGGCATCCGGGAACAGCGTCAGCTCAGGGGTGCTGCGGGCCTCCGTCACTTCCACATCGCGGCCATCCGTTGTGCGGTACACCGCTACAGCCGGGTAAAACTCGAAGCCGATGAGAGGTGCACGCTCTCGTGCGCCATCGAACTGCCTCTCCTGCTCGCGCGAGTAGTACAGGAACCGTAGGTCGTCGTGGGTGCTCATACGTCAACCCCGAGACCCGCAGCGTCAGCCTGCCATTGGAGGGATTCCCAGAACGAGAGCGTGGTAGTGCGCGCCTGTTTCGATGCCGCCTCTTCCAGCCGCGCCGGGTCCAGTCCGACTCTGCGGCATTCAGCGCGGAACACATCCAGCCGGTGCGCGGCAGCGATGGCCGCTCGTACCTGCGGGGCTTGGTAAGCGAATAGGTTCATGCTCATGCGCAGTCGTCCTCCTCTGCCGCACTCGCGGCGCACGTCTTTTCCACGTAGCTTTCCCACCGAGGCTGCGGCCCGACGTGCTCCGGGTCGTCATCCATCCATACATCAACGGTCCAACCCTCGGCCGCCGCGGCCATTCGCTTCCAGCGCTTGCCAGCGAACACGATCGGGCAACGGCCCCGGATCGCCGATCGCACTTCATCGCCTGCGGCCCCTTCGATCGATCGGCCCGTGACGATGATGCATTGATGCCCGGCGGCTTCGAGTAGTCCAATAATGCCAAGGAATGTCTGCGGATCTGCCGCAAAGGTCCCGTCGTAGTCGATGCCGAAGATCATCTCGCCTCCTGGGGTTTCGGTGGCTCCGGCCTACGCCCGCAGTCCGTGAACCATGTAGAGGTGCAGCGGATCGGGTAGGTGCACGAGGCGGAAGACAGGGCGAAGATGATCAGGAGGAGGCAGGACGTCTGCTTCACGGTCATACCGATGCGCCCGACCACAGGCGGTCCAGGAGGTCGCGGCGGCGCCGGCGGCCCGGGAGGGGACGGCCTGGACGGGCCCGTCTTCGGTCGGTTCAATGCCATGGCGCCTCGCTTTCGGTCTATTCGGTCCGCTGCTCGGCCAGCTTACAGGCCCCTGGGCGTCTGGAGCCATCGAGCCGACCTGATCGCCCGGGATTCTGCCGGGCCACGGAGCGCATGCGGATGCCCCGTGTCGCTCACGGGCGGGTGCCTACGCCGCCCGTCCCTTGCCACTCTTCACGCGCTCCCCTGACTCGTATTGCTGCTGCTCGTGCTGCATCCAGTGTAGCAGACCGCGCCACAGGAGGGCGCCTGCCGGCACAATGCCGTAGATCGCGAGGGCGGCGCCGGTGCACAGAACCGCGCTGGAGATCCACCAGACCCGGGCATCGAGGTAGGCCGCAAGCCCCGCCGTAAGGAGCCCCCATGCCGTCAGCAATAGCGCCGCGACGGCGAGGTCCGGCAGGTAGGTCCTCACCTCTTTCCCTTCGAGCGGGAGCGGAGATGCTTGGCGCGGGCATCTTGATCCAGCGCCCGGGAGATGTCGCTGATCAGCACCCGCGTCTGCTCGCGAGTCGGCGGCAGCGGGGATAGGCCATTGTCATCGCCTGCTGCTGCGCTCTCGTAGTCAGCAAGGATCATCCGGCTACCGGCCAGCAACCGCAGAAGGTAGTCCCGTGCCGGCCGCCGCGGCTTGATAGTGTGGTCAGGATGCATGCCCGGCACCCTTCTCCGGGAACCGGAACCGCACCGGCCGCCCCTGCCGTCCACCGCCTTCAACTTCGAGGTGACCAGCTTCCGCCAAGCCGCGAAGGTGCTGGACGATGCCGGACAGCGTGCGGTCGTCGCCGTAGTGCATCCAGATGTGGTCGCAGAGCTGGCGCCCGTCGAACCACTTATCGCTCCCCTTTCGGCGGCGGCTGAGCATCTCGCGCGCCGATTGGAGCAGGTCAGCCCTGGTGACGGTGAGAGTGGCGGTCATGTGCCCTCCTCTGCATGATCGCCGATGTAACCGCCACTGCCGCCCCGCGCTCCTTTTGCAGCACCTCGCACCCCTCGCTTTCGACCAGTTCTTGTTGGAGCGGTTTCCCGCAGTAGCAGCAGAAGCGGAGCCCCGACTCCTCCGGGTTGCCGCCCTCCAAGTTGAAATGGTCGCCGCATGACGTGGCGAAGGTCTCGGAGCCGTCGTCGTCCTGCACCCATGTACAGGTGGATGGCTCGGTCTGGGTCACGGTGCGCATCACCCCACCTCCCCGAGTGCCCGCCGCGCAACATCCTCGGCGTTCGCAGCGGAGAGCCGTAACATTTCCCGCACGAGCATGCGCGGCAATTCCGCCACGACGCCGCCGTTGGCCCTTCGGAGATACCCGTCTGTCGCGACTACGAAGGTTCCCTCGTTCGCGTCGGTCCATTGGTGCCTGTCGTTCATATGTCCGCCTTTCCGAGAGCGCGCCGCAGGATTGCCCTGGCGTCGGAAGCGCAGAACTTGCCGTCGCCGTCCAGGGCGTCCAGCGCCTCACGGATGGCGAATGCGAGCGCGGGCGCCTCGGACCCGTCAAGCTGTTGCACTACCTCGTCCATTGTCCCCGCAATGGAGAAAAGGTCGTCCCCGATCACCACCGCAGTCCTGCCAGTACCGGCCATGACGCCCGAGATGTCCTGCTGCCAGCACACGTACTGGACACGGTCCGGGTTGACGTAAATATCCGAATCCGTCTTACCCGCTTGCCGAAGCCTGACTAAACGCATCTCTTGATCCCCCTGTCTTGCAATCTACATCTACAAGCGGTAGAAGTCAAGATCAGACCGATCCCCACTCGCCGCGAGACGGCACCCGGCGACCGATCCACGCCAGGATCTCGGCGACGAGCAGATCTTTGCCGTTCAGCGAGATCTTGCCGGTATCGTCCCGGTGGACCCGGAGCGCGTCGCGGATCATGTCCGCAGATGGAACGGAAGCTATCCCGTCCTTCACCGCCTGGAGCAGCTCCTCGCCGGCGTCCAGCATCAGCGGGATCACCGGCCCGGTGGTCTGCCAGCCGATCCGCTCCGTGCTCCCGTGGTGCGCCCGGTCCAAGGTCTCCCGGTGGTAGATGTGGTGCACCGGATAGCCCAACTCGTCGCGCAGCTCCCGGAGGACGGTTAAGCCGTGGTCGTTCTTCTCCACCACCAGGAGCGCCGGTTCGTCGGCACCGCGGGCGAACCGCCTGCCCATGTCCGCGAGGTGGCGCGCGAAGTCCTTGGCCGTCACCCGGGAGTCGGCATACTCGGCCAGGAGCTTCCATCCGCCCATCTGGCGAGCGATGGCCGTGGTTCGGTCCTGCGCGAGTCCCTGCGCCACGTCGGCGCCGATGATCACCCGCTGTGTCTTGTCGTGCTCGCCGAACAGCCGGAGGGTGCCGCCCAACTCCAACGCGGTAGGCTCCGCCGCAATCTCCATCAGCATCCGCAGGAGATCCGCGTTGTAGTACTTGGCGCCCGGGGCAAGCCAGCACCCCTCGTCGTCCTCCGGGTAGTGCTGGAGGAAGTCGGCGAGGCTCCCCTCGTAGTTGGCGATCATCTTTCGTCGCCACTTGATCTGCTCCAGGGATAGGCCCTGGCCGGCGATTAAAGCCTTCTCGGCGTCGGAGAGTGCCCCCAGCTCGTCGGGCTCCACCAGTGCGGCGCTGTATCTCGGGTCGCACTTCCACCATGGGAAGAACAGCGCCCGGAACTCGGATCGGCCATCCCGCGCCGACCTCCACAGCCGGTGTGCCGGCCCGTCGAAGTCGGAGGGCGTGGTCTCGATGAGGATGTGCGACCCGGGCACTTTCTCCATCGCCGGCAGGAACCCGCCGAGCACCTTCATCGGATCGGCGTAGAGGGCGAACTCGGAGAGGTGGAGCTGTGTCAGGGTGATGGACCGGCCGGCCACCTTCTGCCCTGCCGTCCCGGTCCAGAAGTGGGAATCTCGCGACGGGAACGAGATCTCCATGGTGTCTTTGGCGCCCATCTCGGGGAGGAGCGATTCTGGGAAGTTCTCGACGGCCCGGCGGGTGATCTCGAAGATTTTGCCGGTCGCCTCCTGGCTGTGGGCCAGCGTCATGCAGTCGCGGCCCCTACGCCCCCAGATCACGTGAAGGTTGTCCGCCTGGGCGTATGTGGTGCCGCCCGGTTGCCGGGCCTTGAGCATGTACTGGCGCGACCGGCCGAGGCGCTGCTGCTGGTCGACCTTGTCGGCGTATATCGCCCGCTGCGGCGTGTTGAGGTCGAACGGCACGATGCTGCCGTCCTCGATCCGGATGCGGTAGCACTTCCGCCCCCACCGCGGGAAGTCGGTCCGGAGGGCGCGTATCCGTGCGCGGGCTTCTTCGAGTTGGCTCAGAACGGTATCCAGTCGCGTTCACACGCCGGATCGGAGCAAAACTCGATCAACAGGCGCCCGCGCCGCCATCGGCCGAACCTCTTCCCGCAGCCGGGGCACTTCGCTCGGCGGAAGGCTAACCGCGCCAGGAACCAGCGGACCTCATCAGTCCAGCCCCAGAACAGCCAGCCGTCATAGATGTGCTCGCCGCAGCGGACACACACCGGCTCGCCTTCGTCCGAGCATCGACAGCCAACGGCGCGACAGACCGGACGGCGGACGTGGTCGGCCACGCGACGTGCCAGCGCACCGAGGGCGTATCGGATGCGGCGCAAGGTCACGGCGAGATCCTCGGCCCGTCGGCGGCGTCGGATACCTGCCGCCTGATCATCTCGGCGCTGGCTTCGCTGGCCACCCATCCCGTAGCCACGGCTCCGAGCATCACCCAGAACAGCCCCGGGCCGGCATCTGGCGCTTCCCACATGGCGCCAGCAACAAAGAAGAGCGCATAGCTCCCGGCCCTCATGAAAAACGCCAACGCTCTGAATCTCACGCCACTCTCCCGCGGTCCCGCTGCGCCGGATGCACCGGATGTCGATGACTTCGGGTGCCCCTGACGGCATCCCGTCCCGCCGTTCACGCCACCACCACCAACCCGTTGCGCCCGTGCTTGACGTGGTAGACGATGGGCGAGTCCGGGAGGGGGTGGGATGCGATGGTGATCGCGCCGTCCTCGATCTGCTGGCGGTATACCAGCTCCCGCGGCCTTCCCGCTCCGGGCTCGCCCATTCGACTCCCGTTGACGTCTTCCGCCCAGCAGGTCTCGCTGACCGTCTTCTGCCGGATGCGCACGCCTCCGCCAGGAGGCAGAGACCACATGCGATCCGGCCAGTCCTGCCCCATCATGGCGTTGGCGCCTGTGTCGGGATTGAGCAGCCCCTCCCATCCCACAGCCCCGAGCCCCGCGGTATTTCCCCCTGGCACCGCGTCATTGTCGGTCCCGTCGCCGTTCCACACCACCAGGGACCCGTCCTGGTACCGGACGATGTGCTGCTCCGAGATCAGGGTGGGGTACTTCGGGCCGAAGCCGGGGAGACTTCGAAGCTCACCGGACAGCACATCCGCGGCCAGAGTGCGGCACGGGTAAGCGCTGGCCTCGATCTCCTCCCGGAGCGCATCCGCCGCCTGGATCTCCCAATCCTTCGCCCAGAACTTGTCCGTAAGCACGTCCTCGGCCGGCGCGCTACCTTTTGCGCGGCGCTGCGGCTTGGCCCTCCACAGCCACGGGAGGCCGAACGCGATCGAGGCGGCATAGTCATACTTCAACCTGTACAGGCCGGCCCCCTGCGACCGCGCCCCGCCCTCGATGCACATGGGGCCATCCGGGGTCATGACCATGCATAGGGCATACTTCGCCCAGAAGAACGCGAGCCAGTCCACGATCTCGCCTGCCAGGGAATCGATGATCTCTGGCGCCAGAACCATGACCGATCCCGCCCTGTTCGCCTCGGCCATCGTGGTGCACCAGCGCCACGCCAGCGGGTGAGCGAGAAGCGTCCACGTCCGGTAATCCCGCACCCTCGCCCCCGGCTCCGACAGCTCGAAGCCCATCCGCCGGTTCGCATCGAACCACCAGAGCGCCTCTCTGATGGCCTGCTCTCGCGTCTGCGGATGCCACAGCCCCACGGCCCACAGCATGCACCCGATGTTGACGGAGCCGCCGCGGAATGGCGCGCCAACCTCCTGCGGGAAGTGGTGCGGCTGGCGGCGCCAGAAGTCGGCGAAGGACTCGCCTCTCTTCCGGCCGGTCATCGTGAGGTCCAACCGCGAGAGCGCCGACTCCCGGCCTGCGCCCTGATCGGCCAGCGCCAGCATGTACGCGCCGAGGTACTCTTCAGGTCCGGGCATCGTGCGCCTCCCGCCATATCTGGCGCAGCTCGTCTTCGTTCGCCACTTCGGAGGCCGCGCTGCCATCGCCCTTCTCGTGCGGCCAGGGGTTCATGATGCCCCGGCTGCATCCGCGCTCGTCGCCATCCCCCGGATCGAGCCCGCTGCCTCCGTCCGCATTCGTCGCGTTCATCACAGGTCCCCCATGGTGATCGGTTGGTGAGTGGCGTGCCAGCTTGCCGCCGAGATCAGGTGATGGCCACACTCGGAGCATCGGATCTGCCCGCCGCTTTGAGAGTAGGAGGGGGAGTGATCCCTTCCCGATCCGCACGTTGCCCCACCGGTGATGGCCGATACCCACTGGAGCAATGCGGGTAGCTCGGTGGACAGCTCCCGGCGCAACTCCGCCGCGTCCCGGTCGATGGCGTCAGCGAGGGCGAGAAGCTCTGTGGCTGCAATGCCGCCTACTTCGGGGCCGAGCCACGCCCGCAGCCGCTCCCCGAATCGGGGAAAGCCCGGGGATGGGACGTACATTCCAAACTCTCGTCTGTACGTGGCGTCGTTCCAGTAGCAGACCGAGCAATTCGTCCTGCCGTGGGCTTGGCACGGTGGCTGCTCCTGTCCCCACCGGCTGCCCTCCAGCGGGTCGCGATGATCCCCGGGCGGCGGCGGGTCGGTGGGCTTCTTGGCGCATTCGTCCGCTTTCTGCCGCAGCAATCCGGCAAGCTGTCGAGCCTGATCGGGGGAAAAGACAACGTGGCCGGTCATGTCTCGACCGAGGTCGATCACCACCATGGTTTCCGCTTCGTTCATGCCGACGAGCAGATGGCCGGCGTCTACCACCTCCGGGATAACTGGCCCCGGCCCGATCCCCACCTCCTCGGCCACGTTGAGGGCGTGCTCCAGGCTGTCGGCGCCGCTCCGAGACGCACCGAACAACTTGGCCAGTCCTTCCTTCAGCGGCTCGTATTCAAGCGCCTTCTGGTGCCACTCGTCCCATCCGTATTCCGCCTGGAGTCTGTCCACCAGCGCGTTGATTTCGCGCTCCAGGTCGACGCTCATGGCCTGTCCTCCGGCGGTATCGGGCGGGTGTCCACTCCGAGACTACGGCGCCATGCCCGGTAAGTGCGAAGTGCCTCGACGGCAAACGGTTTGAATAGATCCCATGTCCATGCATCAATAAGCGGCGTATACAACTTGAGGGACCCTTCCGGGAGTTTCATCCACAGCGCCGTTGCCATCTGGCGCAACTCCTCCACCCTCACCGCCGCCGGACTCAGCGGCCGGAGCCCCACCGGTGGAGAGGGCGGGACGACTGGTGGCACCACCGGCCCGGGCTTCGGGTCTGGTACCGGATTGGTGCCCGGCGGCGAGGACAGTTCCATCCAGGCCCTCTGGATAGCTCGCTTGTGCGGGTGGGTGTCCGCGAGGGCGTAGAGGTCGTTGACCTCTTCCGCGGTGGGAACACCGACGTACCGGTCATGATCCGCTGGGGACAGGCCGGGGATGCGCCGCGCGCGCCACAGGGTGACCAGCACCTCCGTCTGGTGTGCTGGCGGGTGCTCCCCTTCATACCCGCGGTCCCACTCTGGCCACCGTTCTTTCATACCGCGCGGCGGGTACAGGATCGGATTGGCCGCCTCGGCGTAGCTGGCTCGGCCGAGTGGGTGCGCGTCCACATTGATCGTGCCGTTCCGCGACGTCTTGGCGCCGCGGGGAAGCACCCACCCCACGCCCGGGATCTTGCCGGGCGGAACCGCCTCCATGGCGCCGTGCATGAGCGGCTGGAGCGTGCCGGTAGTTGCGGGTTGATCCGCGGGGAGACCGAGTGCCGCCATCTGGCGCTCCAGGTCCCTGAGCCGCTCGTCGAGCCCGCGGAGATCTCGGTTCCATTCCAGCGTGCCGGGCGGCAAGGTCCACACCTCGCCGGAGGGGGACTGCTGGAGCGTGCCGGGTGCAGGTTGCCCCGCCAGCAGTTCGGACACCGCTCGAATCAGAACCTTGACCTGCATGCCAATCAACTCGCCATTGAGTGCCAGCAGTTCCCGGACACGATCCGTCAGCTGATCCTCTATGCGCATCGCGGCTCCCTCGCGCGACTCCGCGCGATTAACGCTGGAGTGAACGCGCGGCTGCCGCGTTTCCCGGTCGTCGCTCGGCCGGTGCCAGTCGTCGCTCATGATTGCCTCCCTTCCGCAAAGAGTTCCGCCACGGCCCGGATCAGCGCCTTGATCTGCCCGCTGTGCAGCGAGGAACCATCCAGCGCCAGCAGATCCATGACGCGTTCTGTCAGCCGTGCCTCGATTCTGGCCACGTGGAGCAGGTGCAGATCCCACGTCTTCGCCGTCCGACCATTTCGAGGCCGGCTCACCACCGGGCGTGATGGCGGCCGGCCCCGGCGACGTTGGCGGCTCCTCCTCGTCTCCCCACGTGGCCGTGCGGTCCTTGTAGTAGCTGCACCGCCGCGAGTGGCCGAGTACTGAAAGGATGACCGCCGGTTGCGGGTCGCAGGTGCAACGCTGGTGTGCTTCCATCTGCGCGTCGGCGATCATGCCGGCACAGCTCGGCACCTGATCCGGGGTCAGTTCCACCGCCGCCCTGCCGAGCGCCTCCATGGTCTCCCGGGGCTGCGGCGCGCGTTGTGGCAGCTCAATCCCGTACTTGTCCGCTCGCTCCCGCGGCTCCAGCTTGTTGACGTAGTAAAGATCTGTCCGGTCAGCGTCCAGCCCTTTCTCTCCATGGCGGCACATCAGGCCACCCCGCTCGCGGCAATGGCCGCCTGGATCTCATCTCGGGAGGCGCGGAGACGCTCAATCGTCCCCTCGTTCGCGGCGACCCGCATGAGGAGCTGCTCGCGGGAGTTCCGCGGCACCTCGACCTCGGCCACCATCATTTCGAGGTCGGCCAGCGCCGCCCCGATGACGCCGTCCGGCCTCACCATGTCCTTGGCCGCCTGCAACCGATTCCGCACTTCATCAAGTTCCATCGTCAATCCTCCCATGGTAGACGAGCCCGTGATGGAGGGCTCCACCCTGCCGCTCTCGCTTCCCAGGAATCGAACCCGTTACCGATGCAGCCAGCACCGGAGGAGCAGGGAGAGAAGCAGGGTGCAACCTTCGGGCACGTGGCGGGGCCGGTAGGAATCGAACCTACCTCACCGGGTTTTGGAGACCCTGTCGCCGGCCTTGGATCATGCGACCCCGTTTGATCTCAAGGAACGAGAGCGCCCCGGCCGTACGTTCCGGGGCTGCCGGACCCTTCGTGAATGGGCGACAGATCATCCTCGATCCAGCATTCCTGTAACCGAGTGCCCAGCCAGTCTGTCAGGGCATCCACTAGAACCCGTCTCTCGCCACTTAATCTACATCAGCCGGAGCCGGATGTCCAGCCCGCTTTGTTACACTTCATCAATTCGCTCGGCGGACCGAATTCCCCGTGCTACCCTCACGCGGAGCTTGAGAGGGAGGGAGGGGGAGTAGTTACCCGCTAGACTCCGCCGACAGCGCTACGCTTCGCCTTCCCAGAGCGCGCCTCAACAGCGCTCTTAAAGATCCCCTCCTCGATCATTCGTCCGTGTCCGCAAGCAACTGGTCAATCGTGATCCCGACGTTGCCGGAATGCTCCACCCTCTGCTTGTACGCCGGAAGCAGGTGCGAGCCGCCCCACTTGATCGTGTCAACCACCAACCGGTCGCGCTGCCACTCCCCCGTGGACCGCGGCCCGCGCCCCTCCGCCGTCTCCACCGCCTCATCCACGTACCCCTCGAATCGGACGATGCGCGCGCGGGCGTACCGGTCGGCTAGACCAGGAGGGGTATCATCTACCACCCATGCCAGGAAAGCGCCCTTGCTGGGCATGGGGTTGCCGTGCTGGTCGGGCTCTGAGCAGATCTTGCGTAGGCTCTCCCCTTCGGCGAGATGGTGCAGGATCTCGGTTACCTGCTCCTCGTCGTAGACGGTGGGGCGTCCTCGCTTCTTCGGCTGGTCGGTCATCGGTCCTCCGGGATGCGGAGCCGCCCGCGGTCACCGATACAGAACTCGGCAGCCTTTGGACGGCGGCACAGGATGCCGCTCTCGCCGATGGCGGTTACGCGCACCTCGACCCATGCTCCCGCCATGTGGCACTCGATGCAGTGCCCCGGCTCGATGCCGTTCTCCTCGCACCAGCGGGCGGCGCCTCGCTTTGGTCTCTTGCTCATGCTGTCACCTCTCCGTCGTTGCCGTCGTCTCCGGCCAGGACGCGCCGCATCCATGCCCGCAAGGCTGCACGTTGCCCTCGCGAGGCACGGCGATACCCATGCTTGATCAGCGCGACCAGCGAAGGCGTCTGCCTCCAAGAATCGCCACTGCTGACCGGTTCCTCCGGGACTTCTGGCGTTGATTCTACGCCAGCCAGCATGCGCTCTGCCTGCTCCAGCCGTTCCCGTCCTTGCGCCTGGACGCGGAGGATCGTCTCGACGGACACCCCGAGGGCGAGGGCTGCCTCTTCCGGGCTCCAGCATTCATCGAGCATGGCCAGCGCTGTCCGGCGTCGGCTGCTCGCCCTGGCTGCTTCCCATCCCGGCGGTTCCGCCTCCTTCATGGTCACGATGCGCTTCTCCGACCGATCCCCGAAGATCCGGTCGAGCTCGGTCTGGAAGGGCTCGACGTCCACGACGTCCTTCACCGGCCATGGTTCATCGTCCGCCGTGTCGCGCAGCAGGGGCTGGTCAGCCGCGTACTTTAGCCGCTCCACCGCCTCCTCGACCTGCCGGCGGAGGTCTGCCTGCTCGCGGACGCGCCGCTGTACCAATCGGGCGCACTGCTGCTCTTGGTCTTGGTCGATGGCGTCGGCGATGGCGAGGAGGCCATCGCGCTCTTCGAGGCGAACCGCCGCTACCCCGGCGAGCTGCTCGATGTACTCCTCGATGCCGGCTACCCACTCCCGCAGTCGCTCCCCGAACCGGTGCGGCGGGGGCGGGTCGGTTGGTCTGTCGGCTTTCAAGTGCCGATCGGCCAGCTCCTCGGCGAATGGCCTCACTGCCCGGTAAAGCTTCTCGCGTCCGTTCATCGCAATCCTCCTATCGATCGGCAAGCCCGATCAGCTTCGCCGCGGCAAGCTCCGGCGGAATGCCGTCTGCCACGCTCTCCTCGTACGTGTCCCACCAGTCCCATGAACGGGACATGGACAGGTCAATCAGGGCGCCCTCCAGGCTGGAAAGCAGGGCGTAGTCCGTGTCGTCCTCGTCGAAGATCTCGGCCCCGTGGCGCAGCTCGTGAGCTTCCCTGGCCACCGGGTCGGCGAGGTGCTCGGAGGCGATCTCGTTCCGCGCCTTGATCTCGTTCCACGGCCATCCGTGCTCGGCGAGATACCCCTCCGCCCTATCCAGCCATTCGTCGACCAGTCCCCACTCGGTCATGGTCTGCGCGATCGGTAGTCGGTAGCGGGTCCGGTAGACGAAGTCGAATTCGTCCTCCGTCTCGCCCTTCTCGCGGTTCCACCAGCCGACAAGATCGGCACCCGGCTCGACCGGTAGCGATTCCGCCTTCGCCCGCGCCACCGCGGGAATCTCCCGCCCGGCCTGATACTCGCGAGCATGCTCCACCGCCCGGCCACTCCGCGCCAGCACCTCGACTTCCCGCCGGAGGGAATCCGCAGGCGTCCGCGTCCGGCCGGCCAGATCGGCGAGATACGGTTCCCGCCTCAGCCAGTCCGGCATGCACGCCAGGAGGGCGCAGATGTAGCGGGCGGCGCCAGAGCGGCTCATGGCCGCCGATTCCACTTCTCGGTGAGCACATGTATGGCGCCTTGCCGCATATCGATGTACCCCATCCCGGATACCCACCGACTCCCACGCTCTTCGAACCACACCGCGCATGCCGGGCACCCAACCTTCCAATCCGGAGGCGTCATCGACTCTCGATGGAAGGGAACGAGCGTTGCCACCCCTCCGCAGAATGGGCACGGTTTCAGGCTCATCAGCATTCCTCCGCATAGCTCTGCGTCTCCGGGTGATACCGGAGCGCGATCTTTTCGCCGACTGCCGTGCCGTTCATGCGGCACTTGAGCACCTTCAGCCACGTTCCCATGGGGTTCCGCCATACCGCGAAGAGGTTGCCGACGTCGTTCGCCAGCTTGATCCCGCCGGCGATGCACCCGAGGTCGGGCTCCCATGCGCTGTCCGTCTGCGCGCCCGCGTTCGTGGTCATGTGGGCAAGCAACAGCGTCGGGACCCGGAGTGACTTCACCAGCATGGCGACGTCGGTGCTCGCCTGATGAATCACCTCCCAATCCTTCGCGCCGGAGTAGGCTTGCCGGCGGACCCGGGCGATGTGGTCGATCGCGATGAGCCCGAGAGACCCGAGCCGCGCTCGCATCGTCTCCACCATGAGCCAGAGCTTTTCCGGTACCAAGATTCCGTCCTCGTACACGTGCATCCGGCCGGCCGTGGGGCTCCCCGCGATCCGGCGCGACGCCTCCAGGATGTCCTCGATCTGGAGCCGGTAGGCCATGGGCGCCCGGCACTCGGCGTGGACGAACCGCTCCCCGAGAAGCTGGCTCGGCATCTCGCCGGAGAACAACAATGAGTGGTGCCCTTGTTCCGCAATCAAGCGCCGAAAGTGCTCACATAGGGTACTTTTCCCGGTACCGGGGCCGGCAAGAATGCATGTCGTTTCCGGGTGCCATCCGCCGCGCATGATCCTGGTCAGGGCTGGAAAATCGTTGTAGGGGCTCAGCGGGATTGCCATGGCCCCTCCGGCTTGCGCGATCGCCACCTGATCCGCGATGAACGCCTGGGCAATCTCGGCCATGCTGGTGACGCTGGCCGTGCCCTGCCCTTGTTGGCGTTGCTGGTGCCCCCTGACGATCCCGGACAGCGCGTCGCCGAGGTCACCCGGAGCGCAGGACCGGAACGCCCCCTCCACCTGCTCACGAAGGATGCGCGCTTCTTCGATGTCCGCCAGCTCGCCCAACCATGCCCGGCCCTGCGCCGGATCTCGCAACGTGGCGGTGAACCGCTCGCGCACCCATTCCAGGGGCACGCCTGCCGCGGCGGCCGTGTTCGTCAGCGGGAGCGAGCCGTCCGCCCGCGGGAAGACGACATCCAGCCCAGCACCGGCCAGTCGCCTCCCCGCCTCCGTCGTCCGCCAGTGCTCCGCCGTGATCCCGATCTCCCGCGCCAGTCCCGGCCAGCGAAACAAGCTCTGGAGCGCCATCTGCTCGACCAATTCTCTTCTGTCATCCTGTTGCATCGCAAAATACCTCCTTTTTCATGTCATTTATCCCTGCGCGAGCCGGTTGCCAGAATCTCGCGCAGAACCGTAAGCCAGAAAACTTTCAAAGCGCGTCGGAGGCGCCGAAATTCACCGGCAGTGGTGCTCCGTCCATGGGGTGCTCGATCCGCCATCAGCTCGACAATTCCCGGGCGGTCGTCGGTCATAACGATGATGGGGTCTCCCGCGTTGACGCCTCTGCTTTCGCCGTCCAGTCCTCTCGCGGAATTTCCGGCCACCCCATGAAACCGCGCCAGCTCTACGCACATCTCGAAATCGGTCATTCAATCCTCCGGAATACGGCAGGCGGGAAGGTCAAGCCCCGGCAACGGGACATCCGCGCGGAGCGTGGTCAGGGTCAGCATGAGATCGAATGTCTTCCGGTCTACGGCTCCGCTTTCGAGGATCGCGCCCGTGGTCAGGTGCTCCGCCATGATCTTCTGCGCCTTCACCGGCCCGACGCCCTGGCACCCGGGGATGTTGTCCCCTGGCTCGCCTACCAGGGCTTTCCATGTGGCGACCCGCGCGGGAGTGCACCCGGGGAACTTGGTCGCGATCCACTCAGCATCCCGCCGGATGAAGCGCGGGCAGTCCTTCGCGCCCGGCTGGTAGATCGCGGCGCGGTCGGCGAGCGCCAGCAAGTCGGAATCGCTGGACAGGACGGACACCGGCAGGCCGGCCGCGTGCGCCATCGCCGTGCACGTCGCGACGACATCGTCCGCCTCGTGTCCGGCAGCGTCCACGCATCGCCACCCACCCGAAGCCATCCAGTCACAGAACAGCGCGCCCCACCGGGAGGACGTGTCGCTCCCGCCTCGGTGTGCCTTGTAGGCCGGGAAGATCTCCCTCCGCCACGTGTTCGGCCGGTCGAAGCAGATCACCGCCAGAGAGGCGCCTGCCATCGTCGCGACCTCGCGCACGGCCTTCTCGGCCGCCTTCAGGACCCCGAGCATTGCCGCCTCCGATGCGTACTGGCTCTCCTTGCCGAGTATCCCGAACACGTACCGGGTGATCACGTTCGTGCCGTCTACCAGCAGAATCATGACGCGGGCGCCTCCAAGTCGAACAGCGTTGAGGGGATCGGCGGCCGGACCGCGGGCGGAGCCGCGTCCTGCGGCGGCTCGTCGCCCGGGTACGGCCCCCACTCCGCCGGCCAGTTCTCCGCGCACATCGGCCACGGTCCCCACCGAGGAATCCAGCCGGCCTGCGAGACGACCGTCCCGTCCGGCGCTCGGCAGGTCCAGACGCGCTTCCCGTTCGGCAGGTCCAGGATCTCGGGGCGCATGCGGAGGGCAGGAGATGGTGGCGCCGGTTGCGGCGATGAGGCCGGAGCCGACGCGGGTTCATCGTGCCAGCCATCCGCATTGATCCACGTGGCGGGGTGCGGAATGAATGCGCCGCCGTCCTTCTGCCACTCGCGGGAGGACTTCAGTCTCTCCAGACGTGCCAGAAGTTCCGGTAAGACAGGGAGCCTGTTCTCCTTCTTCGCCTTGTCCCAGGCTGCACGTGCTGCCCGTTTCGCTTTTTTGTTCGGATATGCAGGCCAGAAGGCTTTCTCGAAGTCCTCATCCTCTGCATGTGCCGTCTCTCGCGTGCGTACGCGCGCGGTGGGTGGGTGGGAGGGGGTATTAATGGGTGTAGGGTGTAGGGTGTAGGGTGTGGCGGACAATGACCGGTCACTGTCCATCCGCTGACTAGTCACTGACTGGTCAGCGGATGGAGTGTGGACGGTCATTGCCTTGCCGCTGGCGTTCCGCTGGTCCTCTCGTGTTCGCCGTTTCCTGACGTATGCGGGAGCGTGCACCCAGAAATCATGTATCGCCAGAAGCCCACCGTCTGTGTACTCGATAAACCCGGGACGGCCCGGTCCTCCCGCTTCCAGGAGGGCCTTGCAGAGATCGCCGGATGGGCCTCTCCAGCGAGCGGCTGCCTCCACGTCGATGGCATCCCCTATCACCGGTTCTCCGCTCTTGTAAGCGGACTGCCAGAGAAGCTCTAGATGACCGAGTGCAAGGGCGTCGCTCCCGAGCATCGCGGCCAGCCGCAGAAACTTCCGATGGTCAAGCAGTGTCTCACGCGCCACTCGGACGCCCCCCGAGTAGGAGGTTCCACCCGAGCCCCGAGCGGGCCTCGATGTGCTCTTCTTCGATCAGTTCTGAGAGAGCAGCATCGGTCTGCTTGTAGCTGAGCTTTACCCGGCGAGCGAGAGCCTCCGTCGTCATGAACACTTGGCCATCCTCGGAAAGAGCTATCAAGCAGAACCAGAGATACTTGGCGTTGGTACTGCATTCCATGATCGGGTAGTCGAAGATACACGGTCCGGGCTCAAACACGGCGTCAGCCCTCGACTCGGTTTTCGACAACCCCAGGAAGCAGGCCGAGCACGACCGCAAGCTGCCGGCGAGCATAGGCCCCGAGAGGCTCGTTACGTTCGCCCGCGCGCTTCCGGAGGGCATCATGAAGCTCATCCGAGACCGTCAGTGAGATGAAACGCCGGCCGTACGTGGGGTCATCAAAGCGAGGCGGTGCCACGGCATCCTTCATCAGGAGTCCCTCCGGGAGTTACTGCTGTTTGTGACCTAATTATGACAGGTATCGAGCCGGCGGTCAAGCCCGCGCCGATGGCCCGAGCACAGCGCCGAACCGCGGCCACGGGCGGGTTGATCCGGGCAGAAACCGCCCGCGCTCGTCACGCAGGCGATACAGGACCGTGGCCCACGCATGCAGCCGGCCGTGAAACTCCGCGAGCAGCACGGCGAGATTCTCCGGTGCGTCGTTCCCTCGGTCGCCGTCCTCATGGTGCACGTGTTCGTCCGTCCGCAGCGGCTCCCCTGTGGTCACCATGACCGTGTACCGGCTGAGCCACTGCCAGCCGCCGCTGTTCGCCAGGGGAGGCACCCAGAAGGTGCGCGCCACGCCCTTGCGAACACGGACGCGCACCTCCCGCCACCCGTCCACCGGCACCGCGGACCGCCCGAGCCAGATCCGCGCACGGCCTCGGGAATCCCGCCGCACGGAGCCGACTCGGTCAGCCGCCCGCGGCATCTGCCATCTCCGGCTGCCGGCTCTTCCTCTCCGCCCGCTTCAACTCAACATACTTCTGATAGGCGGCGCTCTTTGGCTGCGTGAGCCCGAGCCCCTTGCACCACCAGTCATTCCGCAGAAGGACCTTGCAGAGCCTCCGCCAGGACGGTGCCCAATGAGCATTTTCGAGGACCCGCGGAGCTTCTTGCGGAATGCCGTCCGTGTAGCCGCGCCCCTTCCATCCACGGATGAAAACACCGAACTTCGCTTTATAGTGCTCGCGCGTGGCTGGTGGCAGCGACCCGAGAAGGAGAGTGCAGAAGGATTCCCACGTATGGCCCTCAGGGCAAGCAACTCGGTTGTAGCCGTTGATGTTTCCGGATTCGTTGATATACAAGGCGCCCGAGTTGGCGCCGTTGACACGCGCCACCACTCGAAACCAGCTCTCCGGCTCGATCAGGTGGTACAACCATAACCCCCGGCGCTGGTCGTCGCCGTACGGCTGGCAGATGCGCATCTGGTGGATGCTCAAACCTGCAAGGTGCATCATGTCGTAGAGACGGTTGTAAGGTAGCTTCGTTTTGCCGTGATAGGTCCAGACGTCGGCCGTCTTCCAGTCGTAAATCGGGTAGACGTTGAAGAGTCCAGCCTCAACCAGGGTGGTGAACCGCCGGCCGGCGTAGCACGCCTTGTCGTTGCTGGCGATCGATCGGAACCGGTTCAGGCTTTCGTCGCACCGAATGCCAACGAAGGCGCCAGCGTCGACCCCGTTCCCGTACCAGAGACCGAACAGCACCATGAACTCCTCGAACTCCATCCGCGACTGAAAAAACGGAAAGTGCTCCGGGTCAGAGATGCACGCCGGGTGATTAGGCAGGGACCGCACCCACGCTTCCCGGGCTTCCGGCTCCCAGCAACACCACCGGGGTTGGTACTGACTCACCGCGTTACGGAGGAGCATGGGGAGGCACACCCAGAACTGATCCGAGTGCTCGCGGTACATGTCGAGCATCTCCCTGACATGCTCCATGGTGGCGGCGTACTGCGCCTCCAGGTCGATCACGAGGATGCCGACACGGCGCCCCCTGGTAATGGCTTCCTCCATGACTAGATGCAGCATCACGGTGGAATCCTTGCCGCCAGAAAAGCTCACGTACAATCGCTCGAACGAATCGAACGCGAACCGAATTCGATCCCGCGCCGCGTCGAGTACATTGGTGGTGGAGTAGAGCTTAGAGTTGCTCATCAGTAGAGGTTCACTTTCGCGGCAACGCCGGCCGCCTCAAGGTCCACCCGTTCCTCGCCGCGGGCTTCAAGCCACACATTAAGCGCACGCAACGCTTCCCGGTTGGCGGCGTCCCGCTCAGGCTCGCTCAGCAGAGAGAACCCGCTGCGGAAGACAGCGGGGACGCGAGTTGCATAGCACATAGCGGCTTGACCGAGCCAGGCGATACGGTTCATGTTCTCGTTGGTGAGGTAGTGCTCGCATGAGTGCGGCCAATCGCGAAGAAGGCCATCAAGCGCGGCCCCGAATCGCGGCAGGTCGCGGAGGAACTCGGCATACGCTCGGCGCGCCTGATCCGTGCTCATGCCCTCCGGGGGAAGGGTTTCGTAGAGCCCCGCCGGGTAGCACTCCCATTTATCCCAGGTGTGATAGATGCGCTTCACTCTGCCACCTCTTCCAGCTCCGCATCTTTTTCATCTGCCGGGACGCCGTCAGCGATGTCCCATGCCATGGAGAAATCTGCGTCAGCAAACATTTCGGCGAGACCAGTGATTTGTGTCAGGCGGAGCACCTCGTCCGGGTCCATGCCTAACTCTCGCCCGATCTTTTCGTCTGTCCAGTTTCGGCGCTTCAGCTCAAGCACGATATCCGACATCGCGGACACCTTGTGCTTGCCGCGGGCGCGGTTGTGGCGAATCGTGGAAGCGATGCGGTCACCACGGTCCAGCCGGTCGCCATTGATGACCGTCACAGGGAGGAAGCCGAGGACGCGGGCGGAGACAGTCTCCGATTCCTTGCCAACGCGATGCCGGTGAAACCCGTCCACGACCTCGAAAGCCCGGTCATCCCGCCGCCATGCCACGATCGGCTGCGTGTAGCCATCCTCTCCGATGGAGTGCTCCAATAGCTTCATCTCGGGCGGCGCGACGGAGTTGGGGTTGTAGTCGTTCGCTCCTACCTCGTCGGCCGGCACCCACAGGACGAGATCCACGGGCTCCGCCTTGAACGGGCTCGCCTCGTGAAGCCGCTCCCGGATCAAGTTGATCGCGTGCACCCGGTCGTCCAGGGGGAGCCCGTCGAGAGCAGTGAGGCCCGCACAGATACGCCCGGCCAACTCGTTTGCCTGCTCGCGAAAAAGACCCATCTACGCCTCCGTCTCGCGGCAGAACCACGCGTCCGGGTCATTGTTGATCATCGCTTCGGCAATACCCATGGCGTTCTGTTCGTTGAGGACGAATCCGGTAGCATCGAATTCCATGCTGATGGAGCCCTCGCCGGAGAACGCTCCGAGCGTAACCCATCCGAGGAACGGGTCTTCGGTGTCCAGTCTCACCTCGGCGATGCCATCGTCTCCGCGGCCGTCGTCAAACCGCAGCAGGATGTTGCCTTCGTTGTCCATCTCGGGATAGAGGTTAACCGCTTGCTGGATCTCGTTTGTGGTTGCCAGTCGAATGTTCATCGCATCCCCCTCGGTCTCGGTCATCATGTAGCGACTATACAACGCCGCATTGCGGTTGTCAATGGTCAATGTCAGCCGGGCGCCCCTGCCAATTTCTCGCGGAGAGTCGCGAGGCCCTTCTCCAGTTCCGGCCGCGGGATCTTCTTCAGGTCGGCAGGAGTGGAGGCGCCGAAGATGCTTTGCGCCATCGGTCCGGCATCCTCTTTGCTCAGGCGGCGCAACTCCTTGACGATGTCGGCAACGAGGTCCGGTTCGGCTATTACATTCCTGGTCTGATGCCATTCAACCATGGCGCGCCCATGCCTGCGCGTGATGCGCTCTCCCGGCTTGAAGAGCCCCTTGAACTGCTCAGGGATGCGACTAAACACCTTCTCTCCGGGCTCCTGCGGACTGAGATCCGGGACGCCATGGGCCATCGGCGGAAGCACCAATCCAACCGTCACGTCGTACAGAAAAAGCTTTCCTCCCACAGGCATCCAGCCGAGATAAACAGGGCCTTTCTTGGGCGGGTCGGTATAGCCTGCACGCTCGGCCTCGGAGCGCTTCTGACCTCCGAGGTTCCACAGGTTGGCCTCTTCGCTGCGGAAGGTAAGGACGAGCCGAGCGCCGCAGTGCATCATGTAGTCACGGAGGTGACGGCGGGCAACCTTCGGAGCAATCCATGCGGACGGGGACACCTTGTCCCTCTTGGATTCGTCGCCGCGGCTGAGCCGCTGCACCTCAGCTTCGTGGTAGTCGAGGTACCCCCCTTCTCCGCTGTGCTCCAGGGACATGCCGTCGACACCGATCAACCGGAACCCCTGCTTGATCGCGAACTCAATAGCCTCGCGGTACCGCTCGGAACTGAAAGGGGCGTTTAGGCGAATGATCTTGAACTTGAAGTATTTCTCATAATTGGCAGACCGTCCCCCTTCAGTGTCTATGACGGCAATCTCTCCTCCTTCAACCTCTCGCATGCCTTCGAGAAGCTCAAACATGCTCCAGGTCTTGCCTGAGTGGCCTGCCCCGGCAAGAGACAGGATTAATGGAACGCGAATCGACGCGGGCTCTTCTACGGTGAAGCTCATCGCAAATCCTCCTAAAACCATGACGGATCGGGCCGAGTCGGCGGCGCCTCTCCGAACAGGTTAACTGTAAGGTACATCTCGCGTTCCAGGTCGCGGTCCCATGCTTCCGCGGCCTGAGCGTGGTACATGGGCCACTTGCCGGAATCGAGACATCTTTTCCACGTGCGGCACGAGCGTGTCCACCGCTGGCGTCCGAGGGTTGCCATACTCCCGGCGACTTGCTGAACATGCCAGCAATAGGGCGGGACGGGCTCGATTGCCAGGAAGCGAAGCGGTACCCGGCCGGCAAGGCGCGGAAAGCAGTGCTCGACAGCCGAGACGTAGGCAGCGTGCTGGATGTCATACCCGCACGGCACCATGCTGCGGGCGAAGCCTCCTGGCTCGGCGGAGTACGTGAACTTAAAGTCCAGAATCTCCTGCGCGTCGCGACGGATCGCATCCAGGCGCGCGCGGCACGGCACCTGCCCCTCTGGCACCTCCTCGAACCACAGCGCCGTCACCTCGGTGTCGTATTGCGAAAGGTCGATCGGTTCCACCCCGTTTTCCGGATCTCCGAGCGCCAGAGACGCGCGGACACCTTCACACGTTGCCGCCAGCTCGTCGCGCTTTTTCTCCAGGAGCGGAATCAGCCCGGCGTCTCTCGCTTCGTCGCGTTCCGCCTTGGCTTTCTTGGTCTTGAAGTCGTCTGCCACGATCACGGCGACGGACTTGTCCCCGCCGAGAAAATACTGGTGGAGCAGGGTGCCACGCTCCTTGTTCGCCGACTTGCTTTCCGACTCCTCCGGCCTGTCCTGCCCTCCAAGAAGCGGATGGAACGCCCACGCCTTCCGGGGGCAGGTGATCAGCTCCGCGGCGATGGACCTGGACAGGGTCGGCATGCCGTTGATCCGGCCCCAGGCGTCGCGGTGGTACTCGGACGCCGGGACCTGATGGAGCAGGGCATGGGGGCGGACGTCGGCCCACGTCTCGCCGCTCACCTCGGAACCTCACCTTTCCATCCGGCGGCCCGCTTAGCGATCCGGTACGCATCGGCCAATGGGTAGCCGGCCGGATTCCCTTCGGGCACAGCGACGACCACCGGCTGCATTCTGGTCTCGCCAGATTCGCTGTCCCAGAACGGTAGCTTTCGCATGGTGTACCGCTGATTGGTGGCGCTCATGCACGCCTCCCGGTTGCCGGTGGCGTCCACGTATCGGGCCGGCCGTCACGGTGCTCCTCGGCATAGGCCAATGCCCACGCGCGGACCCGGTCATACCACTGCCAATCCGTCAGTGCCAACGAGGCGTCCTGATTCCAACCCTTCGAAGTCTCCGGCCGAGTCTCGCGGGAGCGATACTCCCGGATCTCCCCGGAGAGCCGGGCCATGGGGACGTAAAGCCATGTCGGCGTTACGCCGATGGCAGCCTTGTCCGCGTGGCAGAACAGCGACGGGTCACGCCGTTCCTGTCGCGCCATGAATCGCGAGTGGAGGAGGACGAAATCGTGCCAGCACCACGAAACGCCCGAGCGGGTCCGCGCGATGATTCGCTTCATTCGCCGAGCGGCCCATATCGGATGACGCTCTCCGTCCTCTCCGTCCATGGTGCGGCATCCGATGTATCCGAGGTCGTGAATGATGAAGCAGATCCACAGACGCCAGTCTCGTAGCGAGGTGGTGACGCCGGTAGATGAGCAGGTGACGAGCCGCCATCCGTAGAGACGACGCCACGCCAGCGCCACCATGAATGGATGAAGGATGAACTGGTGCGCGCCGACGAGAACCGACTTCGTCCCGACCGGGAGACCTCGCCACCAGCGGCGAATGTCCCCCGCGAACACGTACAACGCGAAGGCGTTGGCCGCGACCAGCCATCCAAGCAGGATACCGACCCTGCTCATGTCGCCTCCGGGAAGCAGGCCCGGCGAACGCCTTCCCGGGCGAGGTCGTTGACCGTCAGGCCGGTACGTTTCTCCGCGTCGCGTACGGGCCACTCAGATGGAATCTTGATCGTTACCCTCCGTGACTTTGACGGCGGCGGCTGAGCTTCAGTTTCATCGCTGCGCTTCTGTGGCATGGATTCCTCCAGTTCCGAGTTGCTACCGCGGAGTGTACCGCGGAGCGCAACGGGAACACAAGAGGGTAGACGAACGGCGTTCTATCTGATACCCTCGCATCAACACTCGGAACCGGCCGCAGGCCCGGAGATGACCATGGCGAAAAAGGCGAAGAAGAGCACCTATGAGATCGTCCGCGATGACGAACGACCCGACCTCTACGACCTCATGCGGGAACTGGTGGACGATCACCACGACGAGCTGCGGGACGCGCGGATCGCGATTGCATGGCGCCATGGGTGGAAGCCGGACGCGGACGGGCGCATGCACCTCGGCCAGCTCAAGAAGGCATCTGACCTGGACCGCCAGCTCCACAGCTACGACCTGATCGTCCTCCTGAACTATGAGGTGTGGACGTCGGTCAACTTCACCCCGGCGCAGCAGCGAGCGCTGTTTGACCATGAGCTGTGCCATGGCGCGCTGTCGCTGGACCCGGAGACCGGCGAGCCGCGGTACACCCCGGACGGCAGGTTGATCTACAGGACCCGCAAGCACGACATGGAGGAGTTCCGCCAGATCGTCGACCGCCACGGGATGTGGAAGGGCGACATCGCTGCATTCGTGGAGGCGGCCATGGCGTCGAAGGCTCCATCACAGATGACACTGGAGCCGCCTGCCGAAAGCGTGGCGCAACGAGTGATCGACGCGATGGTCAGCGATGATCCAGAGATGGCCAACATCCGAGAGGCACTACGCCCAAAGAGGGGCTCCAGTATCGAGAAGGTCACGATCTCGACCGGCGACAAGTCCGTGACGCTGGAGGCGCGCTGATGGCACGACCTATACCCGGAGCCCAAACCGTGAGCGCGCCATGGCAGGCCCCGGACCTGACGGCAGAGGAGCGCGGCAGGCTGCTGAAATGGTTGCCGGCAGAGGCGGAGCCCCATCCGCTGGCGGTAGCAGGCTATCTACGTAACGTCAAACGCCACGCCGAGCAGTGGGGTCCGGTGCTCATAGCGGCGCTGATCGAGCGCGGGGTACTGGAGTCGGAAGGAAACCCGCTCGATGCGTTGGACGAGTTGCTGGCGCCCGAAGGCAAGGGATGGGTGGACATGCCGCCTGATGCCCCGTTCCGATGCGGTGACTGTGAGTGGCACGGGAAGTGTGGGCGCCTCGACGCCGCGGGGAATTGCCCGGCATGCGGCGGGCAGGTGGAGCCGCTATGAGCGTGCCGCGGAGCGTTGCGTTCTTCGTGCCCGGAGTCCCTCAGCCGGGCGGATCAAAGAAGGGTTTCGCCATCCAGAACAAGGCAACCGGGAAGTGGCGGGCTATCGTGGTGGAGGACGCGAAGCACAACGCCTCATGGCGGGCCGTGGTATCCCTTGCCGCACAAGAGGCCGGGTTTGATCCGTTCCTTGGCCCGGTTGTCCTGACGCTGGAATTCAGGATGCCGCGCCCGAAGGGGCACTACGGGACCGGCAGGCGCGCGCACGTATTGAAGGAGTCGGCGCCACTCGCGCACACATCGAAGCCGGATCGCACGAAACTCATGAGATCCACCGAGGACGCGCTCACCGGCATCGCCTGGAAGGACGATACACAGGTAGTAGACGGTCGAACAACGAAGCTCTACACCAACGATGGCCGGCCCGGGTGCATGATCACCATCACCGAGTTCCTGGGCGATCGCGTTGCCAGAGCGGTGGTAGTCTCTGTGCCCGTCGAACAGGTCGGGCTGCCTCTGTAGGGGGAGGGGCGGGGCCTGACCTACCGGCCCCGCAGGTGGTCACGTCGCGGCGGCTGCCGCCTGATGCGCGGCCAGGATCTTGGCCAGAAGCTTGGCCCTCTCCGCGTAGTGCAGCTCGTAGCCGTCCGTGTTGCAGATCCGCTCGGCGCATGCGTCGCACCGATAGCTAAACCTCGGGTCAACTGATGGGTGGGGCTTCCTGCATGTCACGCACGTGATCCACTCATCTATGGCCGTCGCGTATGTGTCCGCGGCCGCTCGAGGTAGCTTGCACTCCGGGCACTCGGCCTCGTCGGGATACCGCGGTTCGTCGCAGTGCGGGCACTCCCAACCGCCGTTCTTCGTGCACCACTCCTCGTGCCGTCCGCTGAAGATCTCTTTGACGGTGCGGTCATCGCGGATCGCTACCGCCGGTTTCGCCGCGTAACAGTTGCATGCCTGGGCGGTCATCTCGGCACCTCCGGCCGCCGGAGCCGGTCAACATTCGTCGCGTGGCAGAACACCTGGACCGACCCGGAGATGAACGGCGCGTGCACCAGGAGCTTGCCGCCGTGCAGCGGGTGGCACCGATCCGAGCTGAGGAAGCCCTGGAGCCGCGCGGCGGAGAGGGGGAGGCCGCGGAAGACGGTCACGCGAGCGACTTCCTAAGCGCAGAGATTTCCGCAAGGAGTGACTCGACTTCTTCTGGCTCCAGGCTGTCGGCGTTACCTTCCAGAAACTCCTCCAGATCCTCAATCGTTGGCTGCATGCTCTCAACGTTCATCGCAAATCCTCCTGGGCTCTCGCCCTGACAAGAAGAACTATACGTTAACGCAATGCCGTTGTCAAGTGGTGGCGGCAGGTCTCCCGGTCTCCGTCTCCGCTGCCTTCGACAGGCGAGTCCGGACCCACTCCGAGACGTCCAGCCCTGCCACCCGCGATGCGTGGCGAAACCGGATCTTCTCCGTATTCGTGACGCGCACCACGAGTTGTGCCTCCTTGTCTCCCTTGCGGGCAGGTGCGGCCTTGATTCCGTGCTTGCGCAGAACCATGCTGACCCATTGCCGCTTCACCCTTGCAAGCTGGCACAGATCGTCCACCGTGAGCGACGGGTCCCGGCGGATGGCTTCGAGGATGACGTCCGCGGCGGTCATTCGGCCAGCTCCTGGCATGCGCGGTCGATCCTCTCGCGGAAGTCGTCGAAAGGGAACCCGTGCTCGCCGTCCAACTTAGCCAGTAGCTCCCGCCGGATGCGGGCGCGCTCCTCGGTGGCGCCGGCCTTCAGGAGGTCGGCGGCGACCGACGCCTCGATAGCCACCTCCGAGAATCCATGAGCGTGCCCCTTCTCCCATGCGTACTGGAGCAGGGCATCGGACGCCGGTCCGGCGCTCAGCCCCAGGTGGGCAAGCAAGTCATCCACGAAGAGCCTGTACAGTCGCGTGGTCTCCTGCTGGTACGCCTCCCATGCCGCCAGGTCGTCACTCTTTCGCGCATACGGGAGCGCGTTGCTGTACTTCCCCTCGTTGATCTCGTCGAAGATGTTCATCGCGACACCCCGAGCGCCTTGCGCACGTCGTCACAGAGGGCCTGGACTTGCTCCCCTGCGCCGACGTCCATCTCAGGGGCGGCTCTTTCCCACTGCTTCAAAATCTTGATAACTGTGCCCCGCGTGGAGGCGACGCCCTCTTCCTTGCCGTCGAGATAGGCGCTGTTGATATCGTCCAGTGTGCTCACGGTGCCACCTCCCCGGCCGGTCGTCCGACCCCGCGCAGGCGGTCTAGCCGCTTCTGTACCTGCTGCTCACCAAGCGCCACCACCTCCTCGGTGGTCAGGCGGGCGAACACGAGAGCGGCAACGAGCTTCTCCATCTCGGCGATGGTCACCCCTGCCGCCGCGGCCGTCGCCTTGATCGTCGATGCGATCTCGGGCGGGACGGCAAGCAGCATGCCGCGGGGCGTGCGCGGCTTGTTCTCTATCAGCGGAACGGACTCCACTACGGTCAATCTCTTGTCGGTCATTTTGTCTCCTCGGTAGATGCTGACGGGAACTGAATGCCATGCCGCTTGCAGAAGCGGCGAGCGCCTTTCTCGTCGGTGTCTCGCTTTGCGACGCGAGGCCAACGCCCGCGCACGCCTTCGTAATACCTGTCATAGGTCCATGAGATCCGGTAGAATGTCTCGCCCATCCACGAAATGCGCTGGCAGTGATGCCCGTAACTGACGGACGGCCTGTACCGACTCACGGCTTCCCCTTCGCGCGATACCGGATGCGCATCGTGCCCCCGAGCGGAGTGCGCTCCACGTCCGCCTTGCCGCGCCCTACCAGGACGCGGAGGTCAGTGCGGAGCGTGGCTATCCGTAGCCGCAAAGTGCGGACCGGGTCCGTGTCGCCAGGCGGCGCCTGCCAGTCCATCAGCTCGGCCACTACCCGCCACCCGCCCAACTCGGCCAGCGTGCGGAGCAGGTCCAGCCGGCGCTTGGTTGCCGCGCTCACTGGTACGCCTCGTCCATCTCTTGACCGTGGCACTGTTCGGCGATCCGCTCGCTTTCGCGTTCGACGTTGTCCAGCCATGCCGAGACCTGATCATCTGCCATCTCGAAAACTACCAACCGGTCATGGTTCATCTCGACGCGGACCGCAAATCCAGCCGCCCGCAGGTGGAGTGCCATGGCGGACAGCGTGCCGCACCCGAACGGATTGCACGCCGCCGTTGCGGAGTCCAACGAAGCGCCGCAGGAGATGCACTGGTCCTCGGTGTCACCCTGCGGACGCGGGGCCGACACGATGGAGACAGAGACTTCATCGTGTCGATCCGCTGGGTACCTGACCGCGACGCCCGGCCTCAGGAGTTGAGGCGGCACACCGACAGGCATCTCGCGAAACTTCGCCGTGGAGAACCCATGTCGGCGGAGCACGGCGACGACGCGGCCACGGAGGTCGCGGCTCACGACTCCACCCCGCCTTCGATCGGTTGCCACGTCAGGCGCTTGTAGCTGTCGCCAGCCTTGAGGACGTCGGTGCCCTTCTGTGCCGCACGGCGGAGCAGGATGAACCGGGCGAACTCTTCGGGCTCGAAAGCCAGGTCAACGGGAACGCCTGCTCGAAGCTTCCGCCCGACGTGCTCGTCCCAGATATCCAGGGGAGCCCCATCGAAGCCTGCCGCTGTCCGCACGATCCCCTCCAGGGCGGCGATGACGGCCGCCGAGTCGGGCGACTTCGGCGGGGTGATCTTGATCCGTGCGTTAATCTTCATCGCATTTCCTCCTGATGCGCTGACCATATCAAAGACGCAATGCGTTTGTCAAGCATCGAGACGGAGAAGGGCAGCGCGGATCTTCGCATCGACGTCGCCGAACCGATCGCGGACCGCCTGCTCGTGTCGCTCACGGTCGGCACGCCAGCTTACGGGCTCTCGATCGCGGGTGAACACTCTCAGGTCCGGAGGAGCATCGTCGACCGGTCGGCCCATCCCGGCCGCCCTCCAGCACTCCGCCCGCATCTCCATGGATTGGACGTCAGAGATCTCGCCCAGCTTCGCTGACATCACCACGATGCGCCCGCCGAGGTCCGCCTCCTGGATCAACTTCATCCGCCGGGCGACGGTCGGGAGATGGCGCAGAGCCTCCGGTGGATCGGTCCACATCCAGAGCAGCCGCGCCTTGGCCTTCTTGTTGTCGAGATCGGCGGCCATCACGTCTTCCGGGCTGACTGCCGCACCTTGAACGCCGCCGCCCGCTTCTCCGCGAGCGCACAGGCGGCGCGCCGAAGCTTCCGCGCGGCCCACTGATCGCGTTCCGTGGTTGAGACGAGATCTCCCGTCTTCGGCTTCCCCTTCCTCTTGACCGGAGTCTCTACCTCCCTCCAGGTGAGGTAGTAGCCGGCCACGTTGCGCACCGTGGCGTAGCAGAATCGCACCGTCCGCCCACGTCCGTCCTTACCGGCCGGCCAGTACCGGTAGCGCTCCGGTCCATCGAGAAGCTTCGACAGCTTGTGCGCGACGGGGTCCAGCCGCGCAGCTTTGGCTTCCCGGTCGTTGCGTGCACGCTCCAGGTCCCGAAGCATGGGGGCAAGAGCCGCTTGAAGCCGCGCATTCACCGCCCACCTCCGAGCACCGCCGCACGAGGAGCGCACCCACCGGCCGCCCATGCGCGGAGGCCGATCTCGTCCCGACCGGTCAGGGGCAGCCTGTACCGTTCGGCCACGGCGCGCAGCCGCTTCGCCGCGAGGATGCGGGCGCCTCGGGTGGCCGGGCACCACTCCGCCGGCATCCGGTCGGACTTCTGGCCGTTCGTGCGGGAGCGGGTGGCGAGGAGGTTCAAGGGGTCGTTGAAGAAGGTGGAGTAGGACGGGCAGCGATCCGCCTCCGTGCACCGCGAGCCGTTCGACAGGCGCCACGTGCCGCGGGTCCAGGCGACGGAGGCCGGGTAGATGTGATCAACCTGGATGGATTGCGAGGCGGTATCGGTCGCGATCTCCGCGCCGCTGTACACGTCCAGGCAGACGGCCTGTCGGACGCGGCACCCGCGGTCGTCCCACGTCACGCTCGCGCACTGCGACTCCAGCACCTCCGCCCGCGTGTCCTTGCAGTCGCGGTCAGCGTCCGCCCACCGGGGCCGGTCGTAGGCGGCAGCAGGGAGGGCGAGGCAGAGGAGGAGCAGCAGGAGCGCGCTGAACACCTGGAGCGGCCGCCACGCCGTAGCGGTTCTGAGCCAGTAGGTTGTACAGATTTGCCCTGAAGGGGTCACCGAAGCAGAGCATGAAGTGACCTCCGGCAGCTCCGGGCTCCAGAACCGGGGCTTGCCGGTGTCGACCTCCTGCCAGATGCCAGCGTGCTTGATTTTGGGCTGCTCCATGGTCAGCCACCGCCGCAGGGCAACGTAGCCAGCGGGCGGAGCGGCGTCGATCATCGCGGCAGTCAGTCGGTCCAGCTTGGCGGAAAGAGACTCGTCGTTCATCGCATCCTCCTTAAAGAAACGCTCCCGGGCTTTGGACCGGGACTGCGGTTTAACGGGGCTGGAGCCCCGCCCATCACCGGTGCTAGAAGCTGTAGTCGTGATACTGGCGCCGATCGCCGATCCGCAGGCGCCCGCTGTTACCGACGAAAGCGCCCGCCTTGTTCCTCTTGAAGCGCATCGTTGCCCCAGCGAGGTTGCGCGTGTATTCGTACGTCTGCATCTCGCTCATGCCGTTGTCATCGGTCCGCGTGGCCGTGTCTTCCTGCACCGTCACCTCGGAAACCTGACCGGCCCGCGTACCGGACTTGAAGCGAGAAACGGCGATGATCGTAGCGGCCCGCCTGTCGGTCCACATGAGGATAGTGGCGCCCATCCCGACTTCCGGCTTCGGCTGCCCGTTCGTACCCGACATCAGGTAGTTGCTGACACTGCCGGTCTCTTTTCCAAGTCTCATGAGCGTTCCTCCTGTCGGTCAGCCGGTCAATCCCGACTGACAAGAGAGACTATACGGCTTTGCAATGCGCTTGTCAATAGCCTGGACAAAAAAGATGCCGGGCGGATGAAGACGCCCGGCATGGAGGATTTGCGATGAAGCGGGCGCGCACCAGTCACAGCCGCGCCACTCCAACGAACACGGAGAGGATAGCGCCGATCCGGTCCGCTGTCTACTTCATCTCGCGCGCGCGAGGGCGGCACGGACAGCGGCGCGGGGCTCGGCGTGCCCCTCGGTCCAGGTGCCGTCCCCGCGGCGAGCCGCCCATCGGTCCTCTTCCGCGCCTTCCTCGTTGCGGAACTTGCGCATCTGGAGGTGGCCCCGCTGGAGATGGGCTACGACCTCGGCGTCCACTGCGGACTCCCGGCCGACCAGCCACTCGGTGATGGCCGTGTCGATCGCACGGAGAGCATCCTCCGGCGAGGTGTGGCCCGGCGGGCTCCCGGTGTCCAGCGTCGTCCACTCCCCAGCGGCGAGGTCCTCGCGCACGCGACACAGGTATCCGCCCGCAACCGGCTCCAGGCGGATGAACACGCCCTCGGCGCGACGACGGGTGATGACTTCGAGCGGCGAGGGCTCCGGCGGGGCGGTCTCTGGCGGAGCAGACACGACCACGGATGAAGAAGTTCCCGGCATTTTCAGATTCCCCCTTGACACACCGTAGCGGTGTCTCGTATGGTGTCTCACATGAGATCACTTGATGGACGGGATGACGCTCCCCCAAGGATAGCCGAACGTCGCGACCGGCGCTACAACGTCAGGTTGACGGCGGAGGCCGGCAACGCCCTGGAGGAGATGGCCGCTGAGCTTGAAGCGCCGCCTACCACGGTAGCTGCGCGCATCATCGAGGAAAAGGTGCTGCCCGGACGGGCACCTATCGCGCGTCGACGTCCGGCGCCCAACAAAAAGTAATGGTCTCGTGTCTGTAGGGAGAGACAGCATGCAGTCCACCACCGAAACCCCTGCCGCAGTCGACGCGGTCCGCTGGATTGAGATGGAAGGCGAGCGGTCCATCACAACGTTCGGCTCCATCACGCTGGCGGTTCATCGCATCCCCGGGTTGGAGGGCTGGTACACCAGCGCCGATCCGGACATCTTCCGCTCGCAGAAGATCGGCCCGATGCCGATCGAGGAGGCGAGGCTCCAGGCCGTCGAGATGCTCCGGACCGCCCTCGAAGCGACCCTCGCGAAGGTGCCCGGTGGACACGCACCGGCCGACCTGTGGGCGCTGGCGAAATCGGCCGAGCGGCGGAGGATTCGGCAAGAGCTGACATCATGGCTTGTAGGTGACGGCGACCCGCGAGACGCTGGCCTTGTTGGCGGCCGTCGCATCGTGGACGAGATCGACCGCATCTGCCCCGCGAGCACGCCCCACCCGCATGCGTACAGCGACGCGATCCGGATGAAGTCCATTCGAGAGAGGAGGGATGAATGAACAGGCACGAGTGGACGGCTGGTAGTCGCCAGTTCCTCCTGGAATCGGACGGATCTCTGTATGAGGTTCCGGATGTAGGCGAGGCTCCGCAGGTAGGCGATATACCTGCGTTCGTCGCTGCCGAGACTCTGCGCCTCGCTACCGAGCGCGCCCGCCTGCGCCTGCTGCTGAATCGGTGCATGCATCTAGCAGAGGGTTTTTCATTCAACCATCCAGACGAGTACGCACGGCACTTTGCCGCGGACCCGATCCTCGACGACCTCCGCCGCGAGCTAGGGGAGGAGTAATGCGCTCGATCCCGTGGCCGAAGAGGCATCCGAGCACTGGCGACGCGGAAGCGATGCGGCGGAAGCTGGCCCGAGAGTTGGGGGAGCGGCGGGAGAGGGCGCGGGTGGTGCGGTTCCTCCGCGGGTACACTTCGGCGGAGGGTCCCTGTCCGCCGGCCCTGGTGGCGGCAATCGAGGCAGACCAGCACCCGCGGTGAATTTTCGTGTCCCGCTTTTCGATTGACGAAGCACTTGGAGGATTGACGATGAAGCTATCAGAGTATCGACAGAAGCGCAGAAAGCACTGGCGGGAGCAGGGGGTCGTCTCGACCGTTGATCAGCGCATCGATGGCGACATCCATGCCGCCGAGGCTGCGGGCAAGAAATGGGACCCGGAGGACGTGGCGGTGCTATGGCAGGGCCCGGACGCTGAAGATTGCTATCCGACTCGGGTGCTCCCGAGTGGCGCGTGCCAGATTGAATGGCCGGATCAGGGATGGCAGGCCGCCGACATCCCGGCACTGACCGAACTGTCCCGCCGTCTCCTCCTGGACCGCGACCTTGGCGGCGACGTCGCCTACTGGCACGACGAGGCGGTGAAGGCGCGGGAGGATGCCGCACGGCTGACCGCCGCGCTGGCCGCTCTGATCCACGAGACATCCGATCTCGTCCGGGAAGTGCCAGGGCGCATCCATACCGCATCGGTCCAGGCATCGCGCATCGTCGACCTGGAGCAGGAGCTTGCCTTGCTCCGCCACCATCACGACCGCACCTTGCGCCGGTTGGCTGAGCTGAGCGGGATCGCTAAGGCGCTGGTGCAGTACGACCCGCCTGATCCGCGGTGGGCAAACGCTGCCACCGCCTACCGCCGGTGGATCAACGACCCGGAGTCCGGCCGGTGAACGGTCAGCGCAATGAATGGTGGCGCGTTGGCATCCCGCGTCAGCCGGAACGATTCGCCGAGCGCACACGGCGTCTTCACCGCCTGCTTGAACTGGACGCTCCGGCCATCGTAATCCATGATGAGAGCGTTCTCGTCGCGCAGGCGTTTCGCGGCGGTCGATGGCACCTTCTGCGATACCTGTTCGCTGAGGCAGTGCGGGAGGCGTCCTACTGGCGGCTGTACGCGCCGGCCAGGGAGTTCCTGTGCCGCCGGATGGGCATCCACTACCGCGACGAGGACGGCATGTGTCTCGTCTGCTGCGACGGCGAGACGTTCGACGACGGCGAGTAAACAAAACCTGAGAGAACGTGTCCACCTGTTCATGGTCCATTAAGGAGGATATCTGATGAAAAGAGCGATTGCGTTGGTTGCCCTAGTCCTGACCGCTTCCGTCGCCCTTGGCGTCACGGTCTCAGCCCCGCATGACTGCTGGAATTATTGGGGGTACGGGTTCATCCACGAGAATGAGGGTGACTCCAGGTGCCTGAAGACGCACGTTATGTCTTCACTCGCGTACGGGACCGAGACGAGGCTGTGCCACCAGTACACGGGGCCGCAGACGGAGCTGGAGATGAGCTGCATCGCCATGGGGTACGGCGGAGGGGAGGCGTGCGCGGTGACAGGGACAATTCGTTGCGGGTCGGGTACCGGATCGTACACGAAGGCCGTGAACATGCAGGACTGTCACAACAACGTTCAGGCGGACCGGACGGGCGCCTACTGCTTCATCAACAAGAACGCTGAGGGCTCGACGGGAGGCTACGACCCGGGCATCGACGACCTGCTTTTCAGCGTGACGTGTTAAGGGCGCCATGATACTCCGGCTAGAAAGGCACAAGCAAATGAAAAGGATTGCGCTGTTTCTTGCACTCGCGGTGGCGTTCGCGTCGGCAGCGGCGGCCTGCGACGACTGGCAGAGTTACGACATCTGTTACTCGCAGTCAGAGGGCCTATGGTCGTCCTGTATTGATGCTTGCGCGGCCAACCACTCGCATAACTACGATGCCTACAGGTTCTGTGCTGACGGATGTTCCGAACGGCACCAGCGGCGCGTCTGTGCCTGCTACGTCTATTGTGATCCATGGGCGTACACTCAGTACTGCTAAATAAGTCACAAGATCAACCCGTGTCGGCCTTCGGGCCGGCCATTCAATCGCGTCGGTGACCCCGGCGCATGGGAGAGGTGTGTCATGAGAGCAAGTGCGATTCTTTTGGTGCTGTTGATGTTGGGAGGCGTGTCGAATGTTTACGGTATGTCCCACGGACTGCTTGAGGGTGTGGTCGTGGCCAAGTTCACCACCCTCGGGCAAACAGGGCTTCCGAACTCGATCCAGGTGGTGATTGATACCGGGGAAGGGCTCTACTGGACCGTGTACTGCCAGCGCTCACGCTCGAATCTCGGGTTCTGCGACAGCATGAGCACAGGAGATTACTACTCAGTCGCCGGAACCTTCGAGTGCAGCACCACGGCATCGTCATCTACGGTACTGGTTCCTGCCGAGGTGTCAGAGATCTGATCTGTCCTGCGCGCGCTATCGCTCCCAGCGTTGATAGCGCGCGCAACTCCAACCGCATGAGCGATAGAAGACAGGCCCGCCGAGACTGCGTCTCGCACCGATGATGCCGTCTGCATGGCCTCAACTATCCTGCCGCCGAGGTCGGTCAAGAAGGCCGGAAGAGCCTCTTCGACTCCGCACTGTTCCCTTACCCGCGTTGTTCCGTTGCTGGAGTTCTGCTCGGTTATAGCCCACCACGCCGGGCACCCTTCCATGTCCATTTCTCTCGCGCGGTCATCCATCTCGCTAGCTGATGTATCATCTCCCAGCGCACGAAAGAGCCTAGCCATGTCGCGCTTTGCGCTGGAAGCATCGCGGCGCGGGCATCGGTCACACATCGTTTTGCGTGCCATTGAAGGTACCCTCCTAATTCTTCGTTGCCGCAACCCATATCTCGTATCGAGGGCGCCACGTCCCCCCAGACGAGACAGCCACAGCCGACAGGTTGTGACTATGCGACGTGCCAGAGGCGCCCCCTGTGCTGTTAACCAGCTTCACGTTTGGGGATACCAGGGAAGGCGCCTCCGCGTCGATTGTGGGTATGTGCGCAGCAGTAAGATTGAACCCGTCCGTTGATCCCGAAACGGTGAGGGCGCTGATTGTCCACGTGCCGCCTGCCGTGCCTGCCGACTCCGCCGCAGTGGCCAGCTTGATCATCCTGTCTTCTGATGCATCAGCCCGCGTCCAGCCGGCAGGCGGGGCCGTGCCGAACATGAGCTTAGTGCCGGACGGAAACGCATCGTATGGCACATTGGCCGCCGTCTGGAGCACGCCGGTCTCCCGGATCTTCGGGCCGGAAGTCGGCGAGGCGGAGTCACCTACCAGGAACTGGATGAACGTCTCCCCGGAGGCCGTGCCCGTGCTGGAGAACAGAGCTTGCAGGTACAGCGGGAGCTTGTTCGTCTTCAGCGAATCGGCTCCGAGGGCGCCGCCGATGCTCTGAGAGTGCATGATCATCGACCGGCCGCTGTCGTACCGGGACCGGAACTGAACACCGCCAGACCACGACACCTCCACCGCCCCCTGAGTGAACGTCGTCCCGCCAATCAGCTTC